TCACTTTATTTTTTCTATCTCTTCTCGCAACCATGCCACATCTCTGTCTGTATATGTTTTTTCTGTGAGATCACTTATCGCGTGTCCGACTATATATTTAATAGCATATTCATCCAGTTTATATTTCTTAGCCATGGTTACGAAATGTAAACGTGCATCGTGTGGTTGATGTTTAATTTCTAGCGATGACGATAGTTTCGAAAATCTATATTTATATGTCGAGTATGACAACTTTATTCTTTTTTCTTTGTTAGATCCATTTCTAGAATCTTTAACTGTAATCAATGTGTCTAAATTATTTTTGATAGCTGCAACGTAGAATTTTTTTACATATTTTCTTATTTTCGAATGGATAGGCACTGGTCTATCGATACCATTAGATGTCTTACTTCCTCCGTAAAATACCCAATTTTCTAAATCGACGTTTTCGATTTTTATTTTACATAATTCATCTGGACGCCAGCCAGAATAGCATTGAATAATAATTGCTGTTTCAGTATCTAATTCATCTACTTTGCTCCATAAATATGCCATATCTTTTTCACTAAATGACTTATGAATAGACTTCTTTCCACTGTTTTTTGAGGATTTTGTTAGTTTAATTGTCCTAGCCACATTTCGTTCTACCATTTCATATTCAACGGCCACGTCAAGTATTTGACTTAAGGTTGCTTTTATATATTCTTGTACATTTTCGGATGCGATATATTTTTCTCCTTTTTCATTAACGTACGAAGCATTTTGAATACATAATTTCACGTCTTTACTTTTTAATTCTCTAACAGGAATTTGATGAAGAGGGTGAAGATATTTCCAATGCGTTTTTGTAGCATCTTGACTTGATTTTGACATTTCATCACGTTTTCTTTCTTTCCACCAACGTTCATACAATTCCTCTAAAGTAATATCCTCTTTCAATTCATATGGATGACGATTATATTCCACCAATGCAGCGTATGCGTCATTATACGTTTCAAAATATGCTTGTGGTTTCAGTAATTTGGATATTACTCGACCTTCTGGCGTTTTACCAACAGGAATCATAACTCTAAATGGTTTGCGTAAATTTCGTCCTTTTATTTCACTAATCTGTCCAAACCCATTCGGTAATCTTCTTCTGCGATTCGATTTCCTCCTTCTAGGTTCTCTAGCATTTTCATTGATAGGATAACCGCAGTGCGGACAAGCATAAGCCTTATCGCTCACTTGTAAACTACATTCGGGACATTTCATTAACATAGTTCTTTCACCTCGTTGTAAGTATTTTTCAATTATCATATTATGTGAAGTGTAGGAATGTGTCAATTCCTATATTTTTTTTGTTCATGGAGGAAAATATGATAAAAGAAAACGAATTGATTTGTCCGAATTGTGGGAAAAATTTGAAAAGACATGATTGTGTAAAAAGGCATTATCGTACGAAGGGTGGGGTGCGGAAATATATTCTCGTCGAGCGAATGAAATGTATCGACTGTGGGAAAATTCATCGAGTCATTCCTGATTTTTTATGTGCATATAAACATTATGAAAAAGAAATCATTTCTGGCGTACTTGAGGGATTAATCACAAGCGACACTATTGGATATGAAGATTTCCCATGTGAAATGACAATGACAAGATGGTTGAATGGAACTTTCCACTTTTGTTGTTTTAACAAAACGCAGCAGTTAACCTAGAATAGCAGTTGAAAGGAGGTAATAGCAGTTGGGAGATAAACTATTTGCAACTGGATCCGTACCTGTTTCTGTAGCTGCTAAAATTTACGGTAAAGATGCTACATGGGTGAGAGCAGGAATTATCTGTGGATGGCTGCCTATCGGGACCGCCACGAGAAGAGGTGTCCAAATAACCTCGATGGACGAAGTTAATTCGAAGTACGGACGAATTAATTTTTATATTTCACCCAAACGTCTATACGAAGACACAGGATATATTTGGAGAGGAGAGAGATGTTTTAATGGCGACAACTATAAGACCAGAATTATCGAAGAAGAATGCATATTGGATGGATAAACACCGATTTTACGAGCTAAAGCATTTCTGTTTACAATATCACCATTGGAGACAACAATATTTGGAATTACAGTTATATTTTTCAAAGCATCAGTTAGGATTGGATAAAGTGACACAGAGTCGGAAAATGGATGCGATGGATGAACGTGTGATTGAGATGATATATTTCTCAGAACGAATGCTGTTAGTGGAAATGGTAGCTAAGGAGACAGACGATTTCCTATACCCTTATATTCTAAAAGCAGTAATCGATGATGTGTCGTATACGAATTTAAAAACGCAACATCATATTCCATGTAGTAGAGATGTATATTATGAGAATTATCGTAAATTCTTTTATATTTTGAGCAAGCGTCGAGAACAACTTTCTAATCTAGCTTAGATATTTTTATCCTAGAATAGACTTCGCATGAGGAACATCTCCTATTATGAGAAGAAACAGTTCTAGCTGGCATGACGTTATGATCAATAATGCATCTAGATTTAAGTAGCATGGAATCTATCAACATTTATGTGTGGACGTATGGGCCTGAGATAGAAAACAGCGCCATGTTCTTCTCTTTTTTTCGCATGAAAAACATCTCCTATTATGAGGAGGTTGATATTTATGAATAATAAAGATTATGTAGTTTTGTCTGCTTACTCACATGAGAGTGACGAAGTTGTTGAAATGGTGATGTCAAACAGGGAAGTAGTTACGCTAACCGAGTTTGCAATTATCGGCGCAGCAACGGTTATGACATATGGAGCTAAGATTGGAAAACTAGCAATCGAAAAAATTAAAGAAAAAACTTCTAATAAAGAGTCTTAATGAAGGCTCTTTTCTTTTCTCGCATGAGAAACAAGTCCTTTAATGGAACAATATTTTAGGAGGAATGTTATTATGAAACAAAAAATTAAAAAGTTTTGGAACGAACAAAAGGGAGAAGTTGTTACGTATGGTTTGTGCGCAATTGGTTGTGCTACGTTAACTGTTTTAGCGTCAGCAGTAGGTTATCGAGCAGGTGCCGAAGTTATGAGACAAACGATGAATAATGAACTTAAATCACTTATTATCGTAAAACCAGAACTTGGTGGTTTGTTGCAAGAAGCAGCTCAAGAAGTAAATTCCATTGTTAAAATGAATAGAAAAGGGTAGGCGAATTGCCTATTCTTTTTTTCTTTTTAACATGGTATAATGAATTAAATTACACGTTGGGAGTGAATTGGAATGAAAAAAATAGTATTAGTATTCGCTTGCATTAGCGTATTATCGTTGGCAGCTTGTGGAAAAAACGAAACAGTTAAAACAACAAAAAGTACAACTGTATCAACATCGTCAATGGCTAAGGAAGACGATTTTACAAGCGAAAGTGAGACGCCGTTAGATATAGATTGGCCATCCTCGGATATTGGTAAACAGATTCCAAAACCTACTTCTGGAGAAGCTGAAGTAATATATACTGACGAAGTTCTACGGATAGATTTAAAGTCGATAACAAAGAAAGATTATGACAATTACTATAACAAAATAAAGAAAAAATATTCTCGAGATGTTCAAAATCGAGACTCCGATGAAGAGGCATATTTTAGAGGATATAACAAAGAAAATTATGAGTTAGAGTTATATTTTGACGGCAATGAAAAAACAATAACTATCGCACTAGAGAGTCCAAAAGGAGCTGAAGATTTAACTTGGCCAACGGATGGATTAGGAAAACAAGTTCCTTCTCCTGATGCTAAAAAAGGGACTATAAAATATAACTCTGATAATCAATTTGGAGCAGATATTAGCGAAATGAGTAAATCCGATTTTAAGAAGTATATTAGCAAATTAAAACAATCTGGATTTACTAAAAATACCAGCTCAAGTAGTGAATATTTCCGTGCTACTAATGATTCCGGTGTAAATGTTTCCGTAAGTTATTCGGGTGGAAACTTAATGAATATCTCTGCATATGTTGAATAATTCTTAAGAGCTCTTTTTAGGGCTCTTTTTTTTCGCATGAAAAACATGTCCTATTATGAGGAGGTTGATATTTATGTTAAATAATTTGAGATGGAAACTATCAACGATGTTAGCTAAAAAAGGAGCGGAAGAATCAAGTAAAGGGAATGTGGAAAGTATTCTCAAAGCGTTGAAATACGTGAAATATTCTATTATGATTGCACCGCGTGATAAAGAATTAGTGAAAGTCGCTGAAGAGTTTCGAAAGACGGCAGAAAAATATCGCAACTAATAAAAAGGGGTCCAACCGAAAAGGAAGGACTCTTATTTTTTTTCTTCTAGCACCATAGTCACGATTGCTCCGACCATGGTCATAATCGCACCCTTCAATGCCGCTTTAACTTCTTCGTTCTGCATAATTTTTTGTATAGACGTAACAATGTTTTTGAGTAATTTCATCACAATCGGTGGAATATTAGCCATTATTTATTCTCCTTTATCAATTCTCGCATTAACTTCTTCATGAATTTACTATTTGTCGATTTCTCTAGGAATTCTAAAGCGGATATAGTTAATTCTTTTTTACTGATGTTTTTATTTAAAGACACTTGGGCTTTCAAATGGTAATATAGTGCTTCTGAATTTAAATCTGTTTCTTTATTAACCAAATCTAATTGTCGATTTAGTTCTTCTGAAAGTTGCAATTCATAAGTTTCTCGGTCGATATTTTCTGGTAATTTTTTTTCATACTTTGCCATCTCATATTTTACTTTATCTCTAATTTTTTCAAGCTCTCTTATTTTTGCATCAACCAGAGTTTGATTTATTTCTTTTAAGTTATCCATTACGTGTTCCTCCTTGTCGATTATACATTCAATTATACTTTAGAAAATTTACACTTACAATAAAATTCGCGTGAAAAACATGCCCTTTAATGGAAGAGTAGCTTAGCGGGAAAGCACTAGACTTTTAATCTAGGGTCACAGGTTCGAATCCTGTCTCTTTTTTTTTTCAGAACGCAGGTGACTGAAAAAGATGATATTTTGATATTGTAAAAATTCCCGGGTGGGGATTTTCGATAAAACATTTGGAGGTGGAGACATGACATACGCATTGATATTCTGTTTTGGATTATTGTTAGGAGTAATCATTGGGATACTATGTGCAAGAAGAAACAAAAAAGTAATCATATTAGGCACGTATTGTTTAAATCCAGAAAGCAACACGATAGACATTCGAGTTGATGAGGGTAAAATCATCGATGAAAAATCTGATATCGTACTAAAGCATGTTTCGCGTAACTAACAGGCCCTATTATGAAACTATATTTTAGGAGGAAAAAATTATGAATCTTAGAAAAAAATTGGAACAAGAATGGGTTGAGGAGTTGAAGAAACTCAAAGAATTGGAGCCTAGTAGCGAAAGTTATCGCAATCAAATGCAAAGAGTTGAGGTGATTGAACAACGATTGGTAGAGTTATCAGCAAATAAAAGCGAAGATATCTCTCGATACGTTGGGCATGGAATCTCTGTATTGAAATTGATGGCGACAGCTGGAGCGGTGTTGGTTACGATGAAATGGGAAAAATTAGACACCTTAACATCAACTGCTGGGAAGATTAATCTAAGAGATTTAGTATCTTTCAAACTATAATTTCATAGAGAAGAGGCGAAACACAGTCTCTTCTTTTTTTTCTTTGGAGGTTTTATGAGGTATCACTTAGAGAAACATATTCTTTCTAATACGAGTAAATATGCTATCACTTACGAATGCGACCATCCAATTTATAGTAGATGTACATTATATTTAATAGGCGATAAAGGTTTGGCAGTTATTCAACAGAGATTTGACGAAAAGACAAAAACATCTATTTGGACGGAAATTGATTCCTGGTTGGTCGATAGAATATATGTACATCCGTCGTTTAAATCATTTTTCGATAGTCGATCGGGTATATGCAAAAATGGCTTATATCCGACAGTGACGATTAGACAATTGATGTGGGGAATTAGAATGAAACCCTTAAAGCGAGAACGTTGGGAAACATATTTCGATAGACCGACGATTTAGATATTCGCGTGAAAAACATGTCCTTTAATGGAACACAGAAGTATATGTTTAACATTTAAAGGAGGATGAATAATATGTTTTTTAAGAAAAATGCAGTAACTATTTGTTCAGATAAGGAGTATGTAGCAGATGTAGAACGTGCTATCAAAGAATGTGACATTAAAATAGACGGAGTAATTAATGTGCACATTACTGAAGATGATCAAGCTTACACGAGCTTTTATACACCATATTCTGTAAAGAAAGTTTCTAAATTATTGACTGAAAAATTATATGACACAAAAGCTTTAATTGAAGGACACACAGTAATTGTGAACGCAAAATAGAATGGGTTAAATACCTATTCTATTTTTTTCGCATCAAAAACAACCCCTTTAATGGAACAATAGGAAGGAGAGAAGTGTGATGGATGAAATGAAAATCAAATTGAAATCGACATTTATGAGAGGAATTGTAAAGAAGCTCATTACGAATTCTATGAAGAAGAAGTTTGGTGTAAAACCAGATATCGAATTGAATGGATTGGAAATTGAGAGAGTGGATAATAAGATTCATATTCATATTAATGCCGATGTAGAGTTGACTGACATGGATTTAATGCGATTGACGCTATTGTCCGAAAATAATGAAGAGACTTAGTCGGTCTCTTCTATTTTTCGCATCAAAAACACGTTATTTTATGAAAGACAATGTATATTTTGAGAGGAGAATGTTAATATGTTTGGCTTTAATTTTGGTAAGTTAAGACGTCATTTCATAATGAAAGAGAGTGATGTTACAACTGTGATATCTGTCCTAAATCGTGTGGACGTAGATAACGTTGATAAAAAAATCAATATTGGTCGTTGTCCATCTGGTTATGGGGAAGATTTATGGTTTATATATTTCACGATTTCTTCAAAAGGATATGACAAAATTTTAAAAGAATTATTGAAGGAAGGAGCATTGGGAACATTTACACTTAGTCCAGAAAAAGAACACATTTATTTCGAAACTTTAGAGGCGTAAAGCCTCTTTATTTTTTATAAGAAAGGGAGATATGTTATGAAATTAATCGAAACTATTAAGAAAAATCAAAACACTATTTTGACAGCAGTTAGTGTTGTCGGAGTTGTAGGTACAGCGATAAGTTCGTCATGGTCAATGAAAACGAGCTACGAAAAGTTAAAAGAGAAGGAAGAACCTACATTAAAGGAAAAAGCGGTAATTTATGGAACTTCATATTTACCTACGATTGCAATTACAGCAAGTACGATAGCAACGATTATATGTAATCATAATTTGAATAAGAAACAAATCGCACAATTAACCGCAATGTATGCTGTGTTACAACAATCATATTCTAAATTACAAAAAGGAGTAAAGAAAGTTTATGAAGAAGAAAAGGAATTAATGGAATATCGTGCTTCTTTTGAAGATAAGACTGAAGAGGAAGAACTGTTCTTTGATCCAATCTCTAATCAATATTTTAATGCAAAACGTTCTGACGTTTTAGAAGCCATATTAGAATTGAATCAAAATTTTGCTACTAACGCATTCGTAGCAATCAATTGTTTATATGATAAATTAGGAATCGATTTCGGTCCTCAAGGAGAATATTTAGGTTGGGATGTAGATGAAATGGCTTGCGGTTGTGATGCATATTTCATTGAGCATTATTTCGACGAAGTTGTGATGGATGACGGTTTAGAATGTAATGTATTGAGATTCGTATGGGACCCATTTGTGAGTTGTGATATTTGGGGCGATGAAAAACCAAAAATGTTATACGCAATTGAATGGGCGAAACAACATGGATATGAAGTTTATGGTGAAGATTAATTATAATTCGCATGAAAAACATGTCCTTTAATGGAACTATATTTAAGGAGGAATTCAATTATGAATGACAAAACAGTAAAAATTATCTATGGAGTAGCAACAGCTATTACAATTGGGGCAGGTTTAGCACAAGCTCTATTGCAAGGAAAAGTTACAAACATGGAGAAAGCAGAGTTTAAAAAGGAAATAATTGATGATGTATTAAAGAAAGTGAACAAGTAAGAGGGGTGTAAAACCTCTCTTATTTTTTTTTTTTATGGAGGTATTGAATATGTACAAAAAATTATTAAATCTAGCAAAGAAGAGAAAACCTGAATTAATGATCACAGGAGGCATATTAGGCTTCGCATGGATGGGCGTGTCAATAGCAAAGGCAACTCCAAAGGCTATGGTACTAATTGAGGAGGAGAAGAAACGGAAAGCTGAGCAGAAAGAAGAATTTACAAAAGTCGATGCGATTAAAGTAGCGTGGAAACCTTATATTCCTGCAGCTACGGCATTTGTATTTTCTACTGCTTGTATTTTAGGCGCGAACGATATTCATAATAAAAGAAATATCGCACTTGCGTCAATGTATAAACTATCTGAAACTGCGTATTTAGAATTTAAAGAAAAAGTTAAAGAAAAGGTAAGTCCTGAAACAGTCAAAGAAATTAAAAAAGAAATCGCGCAAGAACGAGTAAAAGATATTCCTGTTGCGAAAACAGTAACCGTAGTTGGGGGCGATAATGTATGGTTTTACGATCCATTATCAGATAGATGTTTTGAATCGAATATTAGAAAAATCGAAGACGCTGCTAATAAGTTAAATCATCAAATGATGACAAGCATGGAGATGTGCACTTCATTAAATGACTTTTATTCTGCGATTGGTGTGAGAACAACTACTACAGGAGATACTCTTGGTTGGTATGTGAATAGGGGCTTAATAGAGGTTGATTTAGGTTCGACAATCGTATATGACGATAAACCATGTATCATATTGGATTTCTATACGCCACCCGTATACGATTACGATAAATTATAATTCGCGTGAAAAACATGTCCTTTAATGGAACCTATAAAAAGAAAGGAAGATTTATTATGGAAAACATCAATGAATTAAATCAAGGAGTTCAAGAACAAGAAGTAATTGGAGGAGAAGAAATGTTTGAAGAAACACAAGAATCATATTCAGAACCAGTAGTTCAAGAATTTGTTTACGAAGAAGAGGACGAAAACGATTCTAATTCAACAAAAGGTTTAATCGTATTAGCAGGTGGTGTTGTGGTAGTTGGAACAGCACTAATCGCTGGACGTAAGAAACTAAGTGAATGGAATACAAATCGTCAAATCAAACGTCTAACAAAACTTGGATACAAGATTGAAAAAGATGAAGAGGAAATTAAACAAGAGGAATCCGATGACAAGACTGAACAGGATGATTCAAAGGAAGAACCAAATAAAGAATAGAAATTAGGTTTATGAGAGAAGTGTCTAAAATAGATGCTTCTCTTTTTTCTTTGAAAGATGAGGTGACACTTATGCCGAAATATAAATACGAAGGACCTGTGATGGAGTTTGATAATTGTATCGTGAATAAATGGATAGGTGAAACAATCGCGCCTAGTAAAAATAAGGCACGTAGTAACCTAGCCTACCAATTTAAGAAACAAAATAATCGAGTTCCATCAGCAAAGGTTAAATTACCTGGAAAATTGATATTAATGGAGGTGTGAAAATGGATTTAGATTATAAACCAAATTCAATGAAGTCTAAAAAAGAAAATGCTGAAAAAAGGAAAGTTCCACCATTAAAAACTGTGGCACAAGGAAAAGTGAAAAAAAGTTCAGCGTTAGATTTAATTACGAGTTCATTTTCTAAAGAAGAACTAAAGGATAAATTCTTAAATGAAATGATTATTCCAAGAGTAAAAGATTTTGTTTATAAAACAGGTTCTGATACTTTATTTACAATTTTAAATATTTTAGAAAGTGGCTTAGGAATGGTCGTATATGGTGAAACGAATTACAGCAAAAATGGTATCGGTAATCGTAAACGAAATAGTGGGTGGACTTCCTACGATTCAATGTATAGCGACCGATTTGGAAGTGCTATATCTAAAAAAGAACCATCTAATGGAGGCGTTACTAGAAAAAATATTGATGACATGAGGCAGGTAATCGTTCCGTCGAGAGGAGATAGCGTAAAAGTTATTAACGGACTTAGAGACACGTTGGATCAATATGGAATTGTGACAGTCGCACAATTATACATGCTAATTAATCAATCTGTTGATAATTTTACTTATCATAATTATGGATGGACGAATGTGGATAATGTCTCAGTCACTATGACTAGAGACGGATATTTGATTCGTTTACCTAAACCAAAACCAATAGATTAGGAGACGATTACATTGGTCGAACAAACATATTTTGTTGTTAGAGGAATTGGAAAGAGGGTTTTACGTGCTATGGATGAGGTGCTGTGGACGTATTCCGAGATTCTATCTAATGCTCAAAACAGACTCATATTAGGTTTTATCGTGTTTGGTGTTGGAGTCGGTTTGGGTGGCGGCTTAATAGCGTCATCATTTATTAGAATACCGGATAAAAATAAAAAAAAACAAATAGTTAGGAGATTGCAACATGAAGAAAATCAAATTATTTAACAATGTGAAAACATCATTCAATAAATTGGGAATGAAAACAAAGAAAAATAGTCCAGAGATTTTAATCGGTGTGGGACTTATCGGTTTTGGTGCTACTGCAGTTCTAGCATTTAAAGCGGGAACAAAGTATAATGAAATTAAAAAAGAACGAGACGAACAACTTCAAGAGATGAAAGAGTTCGTTGAGTCAAATGGTTTTACAGATGAATATTCAGAAAAAGACTACAATAAAGACGTTGCTATCGTTAAGGGTCAATGCGCGTTAAGTGTTGCTAAAAGTTTATTACCGACAGTAGCCGTGGGTACATTGTCAGTTGCGAGTCTATTATATTCTCATAAGATTTTACGTGGTCGTAATGCCGCAATCGCTGCCGCATATCTAGCAGTGGATAAAGGATTTAAAGCATATCGTGAAAATGTTGTGGAACGTTTTGGAGAAGAAACAGACAAAGAATTACGCCATGGTGTTAAAGAAAAAGAACATATTGTTAAAACTGTAAATTCTGAAACGGGTGAAGTTTCTGAGAAAAACGAATTAACAAAATATGTTACTGATGAGGTTGGAGAAATCAGCGAATATGCTCGTTTCTTTGATGAATCTTGTAACGGATATAAAAAAGATTCGGAATACAATTTGAAATTCTTAAAGATGCAGCAAGCATACGCGAATGAGAAACTTAAAGCGCAAGGATATTTATTCTTAAATGATGTTTATAAAATGTTAGGTATTCCTGCTACTAAAGCTGGTCAAGTTGTCGGATGGATTTACGATAAAGAAATGCCAAATGGCGATAACTTTGTTGATTTTGGTATCTATAATATTCATCGTGAAAAGAATCGTGACTTTGTAAATGGTTATGAACGTTCTATCTTATTAGATTTTAACGTTGATGGTGTAATCATCGATTATATTTGAACAGTAGGGCTCGATAATCCATATACCGGTAATGGAGAACGAGATATCTACGATTTCATATATGCATATTAGAAAGGAAATAAATATTATGACAAGTAAGCTTACTAAATTATTAATCTTTGTAGCTGGAGCCGCTGTAGGCTCTTTAGCTACTTATAAAATTGTTAAAGACAAATACGAAAAACAAATATCTAAAGATACTTTATCTATGGTTCAAGCATTTGATGAAATGAGAAACATGTATGAAGAGCATTCTATTGATGATGAAAAAAATGAAGTTGACAAACCTGTCAACGATGTTGTAGAAGAAAAAGATAATTCAGAAACTAAACCATTACCAAGTTATGCAAAATATGGTTTGTCTGAAGAAGATTTCTTTGAAGGACCAGCTGAAGAAGTAGAAAAAATTGTGAAATCTAAAGTACCAAAGAAAAAAGTGGATTATACACAATATTATAATCTAAATGAGAAAAATGAAGATAAAGAGGAGGAAAAAGAAGTGATTAAACCTTATGTAATTACGCCTGATGAATTTCAGGATTCTGGTTATGATGTTGAAAGTTACACATATTATGCGGACGATGTGTTAACAGATGAATTTGATGATATTATTTATGAACCAGGAGAAACAGTAGGTACTGAATTCGCCGACCATTTCGGAGAATATGAAGAAGATGCTGTATATGTTCGAAACGACGAGCGCGGTATTGATTATGAGATTCTAAAAGATGATAGAACATTTGCCGAGCTGTTCCCTGATCGAGTGTAGAGGTGGTATGTTTGATTAGAGAAGATTATTTTAACTGGCTTGTACACATTGTGTCCAGAGATAGACATTATGTCGATGAGTACGGCTACGAAAAATTATTTAAGTTACTTCACGATACTGAGTTTACGTACATCATTCCAAAGGATGCCAATCGAGCAGGTGATGGTGTCAATATGCGATGGAGATATGTTCTTGATAAGGGTTTAGAAGAACTTGATGAAGAAGTGGAAGCAAAATTGAGTGGGCCATGTAGTGTATTAGAAATGATGGTCGCACTTGCGTTAAGATGTGAAGAAAACATTATGATGAACGCTGATTACGGAGATAGAACAAGTCAGTGGTTCTGGACGATGATTGTCACGCTCGGATTAGGAAGTATGAACGATGCGCATTTCGATATGGAACGAGCGACCCTTATTCTCAATCGATTCCTTGAAAGAGATTACGCACCTAATGGAACAGGTGGATTATTTAAAATACGAGGTTGTAAAGAAGACCTTAGAAAAATAGAAATATGGATTCAACTCTTATGGTATCTCAATACACTAGATTAAGAGTTATCTAGAAAGGGGTACGCAAATGTGTTAGATTTTTTAATCGTTAGCAAGCGAACAACTAAAAACGGCGAAGTAGTTTTATATCCTAAGTTTAAGATATATCCTAAAAGCACCGACTTGATGATTCGTGGTGGCGATTTTTATAGTGTGTGGTTAGAAGATGAAAAACGATGGTCTATCGATGAATCTGATGCTTTATTCGCTATTGATAAAGAACTAGAAGAATATGCGGATGATTATGAAAAAAAGCATGGTATTAGACCGAAAATTATGCATATGTGGGATTCTGAATCAGGAATGGTAGACACATGGCATAAATACTGTAAAAAACAAGTACGAGATTCATTTGCCATGCTTGATGAGAAATTGATATTCTCTAATACAGATGTTAAAAAGGAAGATTATGCGAGTAAACGACTGAATTATCCTTTGGAAAAAGGGGACATTTCTGGATACGAAAAACTCATTTCTACATTATATTCTGAAGAGGAACGGATGAAAATAGAGTGGAGTATCGGAGCTATTGTCAGTGGTGATTCTAAATATATTCAAAAATTTATGGTGTTATATGGCGCACAAGGTACTGGTAAATCCACTATTATTAATATTATTGAAAAATTATTTGAGGGTTACTATTCGGTATTCGATGCAAAGGCATTGGGTTCGTTTAGTAACTCTTTTGCTTTGGAAGCATTTAATTCAAATCCTCTTGTAGCAATACAACATGATGGTGATTTATCTAGAATTGAAGATAATACAAGATTGAACAGTTTGGTATCACATGAAGAAATGTCTGTGAATGAAAAATTCAAATCTACTTATACAAATCGGTTTAAGGCATTTTTAATTATGGGTACGAACAAACCTGTAAAAATTACTGATGCGAAATCAGGGTTATTAAGACGATTAATCGATGTGACTCCATCAGGTAGAAAATTAAGTCGAAAAGAATATGACCAAGCTGTTAGGAAAATTAATTTCGAATTAGGTGCAATTGCCTATCATTGTCTGGAAGTATATTTAGCGAATAAGGATATTTATGATGATTATGTTCCTAGTAATATGATGGGAGCAACGAATGATTTCTATAACTTTATTATTGATTCGTATCATATTTTTGTTAGAGAAAATGGAACAAATTTAAAAGCTGCTTGGGAAATGTATAAGCAGTACTGCGACGAAGCAAGGGTTCCGTACCCTATGACACAACGTTTATTTAAAGAAGAACTGAAAAACTACTTTAAAGATTTCGAAGATAGGGTAACGAAAGATGATGGCACTATCATTCGTAATTCATATTCTAACTTTAAAACTGATATTTTCCAAAAGAAAGAGCCTGTTAAACATGAAATTACTGTTGTAAAAAAACTGGAGCTTTTAGAAACAAAATCTCTTTTTGACGAGATGTATAAGGATTCAATTGCGCAATACGCTACCAAATATGAAACACCAATGAAGGAATGGGATAAAGTAAAAACCACTTTAAAAGATTTAGATACCAGAAAATTGCATTACGTTCGTGTGCCACTGAATCATATTGTAATAGATTTTGATTTAAAAGACGCCGATGGTAATAAATCTTTAGAGCTAAATCTTATTGAAGCTGCGAAATGGCCCTCTACTTATGCCGAAATCAGCAAAAGCGGTCAAGGCGTTCACTTACATTATTTATATAATGGTGATGCAACTCAATTAAGTGCTGTATACGATGATCAAATTGAGATTAAAGTATTTAGTGGTAAGCAATCTTTACGTAGGCAATTAACTTATTGTAATGATATTCCAATCGCTACGATAAGTTCTGGTTTACCACTTAGGAGTGATAAAAAAATGATAATTAAAGATGTATTAATAAATGAAAAAGCTATTCGAAGACTTATTGAAAAGAATTTGAAAAAAGAATACCACGCAGATACTAAATCCAGTGTGGATTTCATCCATCATATTTTAGAAAAAGCATATAATGCAGGCATTAAATATGATGTTAGTGATTTAGAGAATATCATAACTGCTTTTGCAGCACAATCTACTAATCAATCATTAACTTGCTTGAAAACCGTTGCCTCGATGAAATTCAAATCAGAAGAACCATCAAAGTTTACGTCAAATGACGAGAAACCAATAACGTTTTACGATATCGAGGTTTTTCCAAATTTATTTCTGGTGAATTATAAAGAAATGGGCGAAGGAAAACCAATTCATAGAATGATTAACCCATCGATAGAAGATATTCAATTTCTTGTAGACGAACATCGACTAGTAGGGTTTAACTGTAGACGATATGATAATCATATTTTATACGCAAGATTGCTTGGATATGACAATACCGGACTTTACAAAACCTCACAAGCGATAATTAATTCCAAGAAAGGAAGTCGTTCTGGGTTCTTCGGAGAAGCTTATAATATTTCTTATACAGACATTTATGATTTCTCAACAAAGAAACAAAGTCTGAAGAAATGGGAAATCGAACTTGGAATTTCTCACGTAGAATTGGGTCTTCCATGGGATCAACCTGTTCCGAAAGAAAAATGGATTGAAGTATCAGAATATTGTGACAATGATGTATTGGCTACTGAAGCTGTATTTAATCATCTAAAAGCCGATTGGATCGCTAGACAAATTCTAAGCGATATTTCAGGAGGCTCTGTAAATGACACTACCAATTCGTTAACAACTCGATTCATTTTCAAAAATGATAAAGAGCCTCAACAACATTTTCAATACCGAAATTTAGCGGAACCGGTACACAGTATTCCTGATGACATGCGAGAGTTTTTAACGAAAAAATTTCCAAAAATGATGAAACCATTTGGTAAGGCTAAAAGTATCTTACCTTATTTTCCAGGATACAAATTCGAAAAGGGCGTGTCTACTTATAAAGGTCGTACTGTTGGCGAAGGCGGTCATGTCTATGCTAAACCAGGAATATATGGAAATGTTGCGCTAATCGATGTTGCGAGCATGCACCCGCATAGTATTATTGCAGAATATTTATTTGGTAAATATACAAAGATTTTCGCTGATATTGTATCTGGTCGTATCACAGTAAAACATGAGAACTGGAAAGAACTTGATCATTTATTAGATGGTAAACTGGTTAAATATGTACAACGTATTAAAGATGGCGAATTCACATCTGGTGATTTAGCAATGGCGCTTAAAATCGCGATTAATTCCGTATACGGTTTAACTTCTGCGCACTTCACTAATAAATTTAGAGATAATCGAAATGTGGATAATATCGTAGCGAAACGTGGCGCGTTATTCATGATTGATTTATTAGAAGCTGTAGAAGAAAAAGGATATAATGTAGTCCATATCAAAACGGACTCGATTAAAATTGCAGATGCTGATTCGGACATCATTCAATTTGTAATGGAGTTTGGTGAAAAATACGGTTACTCATTTGAGCACGAAGCTACTTATGACCGTATGTGTCTTGTGAACGATGCTGTGTATATTGCGAAATATAAAGACGCTGAAAGTTGTAATAGTATGTATGGATATATTCCAGGCGATAATAAGAAAAAAGGAAACAAGTGGGTTGCTGTTGGAAAACAATTCGCAGTTCCTTATTTATTTAAAAAGTTATTTAGTAAAGAGGATATTCTACTAAGTGATGTAAAAGAAGTATTCTCAGTGAAATCGGCTTTATATTTAGACATGAATGAACACTTGCCTGATGTAACTTTGGAAGAAAAAGAACTAGATAAGTTGGAGAAAGCTTTTAAGAAAGAAAAGATAGAAGAACAGGAATATCTTAAATTAAAAGAAGAACTCCAAACTAAAATTGCATCAGGTCATGATTATAAATTCGTTGGTAAAGTCGGAAGTTTCTATCCGGTTAAACCTGGAACCGGGGGCGGAGAACTAAGAAGAGAGCAAGATGGAAAATATCATGCGGCAGCTGGTACAACAGGTTATCGTTGGTTAGAAGCTGACATGGTTAACGATTCAGATGCATGGGATATTATCGATACAACATTTTATGATAACTTAGTTACGGATGCCATACACGATATTAATCAATACGGTGATTTCGAATGGTTTGTTTCCGACGATCCATATATTCCTCGCGTGTAAAACACACCCTTTAATGGAACTATATTTTAGGAGGAATGTAAAATGGACGTATTGAAATTAATTGATACTGTAGTTGAACACAAAGAGAAAGTTATTGGTGCAGGAGCATTGTTAGGGGCAACCGCATTAGGAATGGCTTTAAAAGGCAAACAAAAAAATCTAAGTCAACGAGTGACATACTGGATTGATAAGGATTATATCAACGTTGTCGGAAAAGATATTCCGATTGATGGGTTATCTGATTTTGCTGCTGGTATGGCTTCTCTATGTGATGAAGCAGATATCTATAAACCAGTAGATGTGGTTATTACATTTAAGAAAAGAAAATAGTTAATTAGTGTAGAGAGATTTGGAAACAGGTCTCTCTATTCTTTTTATAAAAAATTTTTAGGAGGAAATCAAAATGTCAAAAGCATTCAAAAATGGTTTTAAAAGAGGCGTAGGTTATGCACTAGGCATGCATGTAGGTTCGCTCATATTCCTAGCAGCTGCAAAAATGATCTTGAACGCAACAAATGAAAAGAACATTGAAAACAAAAATAATTAATTAAATGAAAGAAGGATTTTTATTATGACAATGAAACTTATTGAAGCACCGAACGGAAACTTACAAATCGACAATGCACGTATTATCTACAATAACTTTAAAGGTAAAGCATCTCAATATAATAAAGAAGGAGACCGTAACTTCTGCTTGATTATCGATGACGAGAATGTGGCGGATTATTTAAATGAAAAAGGATGGAATGTTAAAATCAAACCACCTCGTGAAGAAGGCGAAGCTCCATTTATGTATTTAAAAGTAAACGTCAAGTTTAATGGCCGTGGACCTCATGTATATTTAGAATCAAATACTAAAATGACTAAATTAGACGAGGAAACAGTTGAGATTTTAGACAACATCAATATCGTTTCAGTAGATTTAGATATTCGACCATATCATTGGAGCCAAAAAGGAAAAGATGGTGAAATTATCAACGAAGGAATCTCTGCATATTTACAGTCGATGAAAGTGGTTCAAGAGTTAGATAGATTCGCGGAGTATTATGAGGCGCAAGAAGAAGACATAGAATCGACTTTCAATTTTGATGAAGATTAATTTGTTGGGAAGGGGCTACGCAATGTAGTCCTCTTCTTTTTATCTAGAATTGGAGTGATTATATGGCATATTTAATTCCTATGTTAAAAGAATTAAAGTTTATGTTACACATTTTACTTGTTGAATTTTGGTTTGGAAGAATGCTTCTCTTATTAGGCTGTTGTATTTTTACGTTATGCAACTCTGTATATCTACCACTATTTGCGTATTCATTATTATACTTACTATTTGGAATTACGGGTATATTCATATACGCGATTATAGATGACTAAACATGAATTTTTAAGGGAACATCAAAAAAATGCACTTACAAAGATGTTCTCTGGATGCATTTTAAATGGTGGTACAGGAAGCGGTAAGAGTCGAACTGGATTGTATTTTTACTTTCATACATATGGCGGAACGATGTATCCGAAATATCGTCCAATGTGTAATCCAGTAGATTTATACATTATAACAACAGCGAAAAAACGGAATGACTTAGAGTGGGAAGAAGAAATGGTTCCATTCTTATTGGGAAAAGATAATGATTATGGAATAAAGGTAGTTGTTGATTCTTGGCAAAACATCAAAAAGTACAGAGATGTTAAAAATTCATTCTTTATATTCGATGAAGATAAAGTTACTGGTAAAGGAGTTTGGGTTAAAACATTCTTGACATTAGCAAAGCATAATCAATGGATTATTCTGTCGGCCACGCCTGGGGATAAATGGGAAGAATATATTCCAGTCTTTATAGCCAATGGATTTTATAAGAATCGTACTGAATTTTCAAGAGAACATTTGGTTTATGCTAGATATTCTAATTTCCCTAAAGTAACTGGATACATGAACGAAAAACGTTTGATAGCTTTGCGAAATAAAATTCTTATAGATATGCCATTCGATAGGCATACAACTCAAAATCATATAGACATCAAAGTGGATTACGATATACGAAAGTATAAAGAAGTCGGTCGAACGAGATGGGATATTTATAAAGATGAACCGATTCAACAGGCATCGGGCTTATGCTATGTGTTAAGACATGTCGTCAATGAGGATGAGACTAGACAGACAAAGTTGTTAGAAATATTCGAGAAGCATGAAAAAATCATTGTGTTTTATTCATTCAACTACGAACGCGATATATTACTAAATCTTTGTTACGGAGATGATGTTGAAGTAGCTGAATATTCTGGTCACTGTCATCAGCCGATACCAAAAAGTAAAAAATGGGTATATTTGGTAAATTACACAGCAGGTTGCGAAGGTTGGAATAGTATCGAAACTGATACAATTGTATTTTATTCTCAGACATACAGCTACAAAGTATTGGAACAAGCCTGCGGAAGAATAGATAGGTTAACAACACCTTTTACAGACTTATATTATTACCATTTCAAAAGTAATAGTCCAATCGATAGAGCTATATCTAGGGCATTGGCACAGAAAAAAGATTTTAATATTAGAAAATTCGTGAAGTGGTAACGATTGGAGGTGAGTCTAATGACTGCGATACGAATTGTAGGAGTATATTCTAAGAAAGTATATTTTGAGGGTAAAGAACAAGAATGCTCTAAATGGCTTTTAGAAAATTATCCTACAACTAAAATAAAAAAAGCAATCTATAAAAATCAATACATTGAAGAAATTATCGACCTGCCGGTGCTAAGAGATCCAATATTTCCAGAACCATTGGCAAAGGTGAAAGCATAAAAATAAAAGATAGGAGACTATGTTAGTATGAAAAACGTAGTATTTATCGGGACTAAAACTGGAAGAATATATTATGTCGGAGACGAGTGTGCTGCATCAAGATACTTAATTAAAAAGTATCCTTCGCTAGTCGAGTCTGATGCTTTAAGAAGAGAACAACGGTATCCAAGATGTATTTATGAAGAACCTATGAGAAAATTTGTTATTTCCTCGCACGAAAAACACGTCCTTTAATGGAACAATATTTAAGGAGGAAAGTGTTATGAAACGCAAAAACATTGATGCTATGAGAGAAATGAGACTTTGGACAAGAGACATTGTTATACCAGGGATTGCAGTTGGTGTAATGTTGTGGACTAATGACGAAGTACGAAAGACGGTTAAGCACAAATGTAAAGACGTATCAAACAAAGTGAAATCTAAATTTGTGAAAAAGGAAGACGAGTCTAAGATTGTGGTATTCCCTAAGAAGGAAGACAGAGCTTAGGCTCTCTTCTTTTTTATTTTTCAGGAGGTAATTATGATGACAAATAGAGAACAAGCGATTATTACAGCATACACATCGATTAAGTTACAAGACGATTATCGATATTTACTCGATTATTTGTCGAGTATTGTTGGTAGAGCAGTGACAAAAAGCGAGATGAATGATGTGATATTTGCAAACAAAGAGAGAATTAAAAGAGATTACAGACGTTTGTCGTTAGGTTATAACGATGTATTCATGGGAGGTAAAATGTGATGACAGAATTAATTATTGGGTTGATTGGTGCTACTTTGATATGCGGACTAACTTTTATATATACGTGTGTAATATTATCACTAATCTTTTGGTGTTTCGGTATCTCATTTTCGCTTAAGATTGCTTTGGGAATTTGGCTAGTGTTATTCCTACTTCATTCATTTGTCAAAGTGTCCGTTAAAGCGAGTTTAGATATTTGAAGTTGAGAGGATGCGATGTAAATGTTTAACGATATAAAAACTTCACTGATTATCAGATTTTTCATTGTGTTTGGTGGACTATTAACCTGGATTACAATATCGTTTGTGCTTTTACATGAAATAGCTATGGATATTTTTGAAGATATATTTAAAGCAGAATATACCCCAACCTATTCGATTCTTCTCTGGATAATATTACATGTTTTCTCGATTTGGATTACTATGGCTTGGGATATTTATGATTAATGGAGGTGCGAAATGATTAATGAAGAAAAGGAAGTCTATTTTCATGAATATTGTGGAAGGTGTGCGCATGCTAAAAAGAGGGATGATGATTATCCTTGCGCCGATTGTCTTGCTCGTCCTACAAATACGCATAGTCATAAACCAGTATATTTTGAGGAGGTAGAGAAGGATGGTAAAAATACACGAATTAGAGAAACTAGCTAAACGCTATGGATATGATGCTAGTCTAGTTCAAATAATCTTAAAACTTATGGAAGACAAACCATACAGGTGTCCAAAATGCAAAGGAACAGGAATACAAGAAGTAACTTATAATGCGTATCCAAGTGGGTTTCCAGATAGTGGTTGGGTTTATGAACCTAAAACCAAAACGGTAGATTGTGATTTATGTAATGGAGAAGGTTACACATCAGTTAAATACAGACCAAATATGGTTCAACAAGGTTGGGTAGCTAAACAGGAGGAGGATAAAAAATGACAGATTATGCTGAACTAAATAGATTAACAGATCTTATTGATCATATTGATTCAGAGATGACTAGAATCTACAACAAACTGCTTGAATTTGAATATTTAATTGAAGAGTTTGGATACTCTAAAGACGAACGATTTTCCACTGCTGGTGTAGATTTAGATAAATCAGTCATATTGAATAATAGAATAAGATATATGAGAGAGTATATTCTATTATCAATTGATTTGGCCAAGTTAGTAGAGAAAAGACGTGAGATTCTAGATCAAAAAGTTAATGATTTAACTAAGAAAGAAAAAAAGAGAATGGTATCTAAAGAACAACTTAGTCATGAAGAACTATTTATGTTGTCTCCAATGGAACGAGATATTCTAGAAAAGGGAGGTAAGATTCAATTATGATTTTAAACGGTTTGAAAACATCTAAAGATAAAACAAAGTTTACTGATTCGGAAAAGTTACATTATGTAAAAGTACCGGAAAATCATATCGTAATCGATTTTGATTTGAAGGACGAAAATGGTAATAAATCTATACACTATATTTATTCAGGAGATGCGACGCTATTAAGTAGGACCTTAAGGATGGATGACTGAACAGGAGGAAGAGTAGAATGGAGTTAAATAAAATAACTAATTTAATTAATTATATTGATTCGGAGATGACTAAAATCAAAGATAAGATTTTAGAGATCGATAAAGTCGTATTTCAAGTCGATAGTAAAACTAAAAACAGCGGATTATTAGGTTTGGAAAGTAAAAAAGTCTCTTTATTAAGAGAGTACGATTTACTTTTAACTAGGTATGGCAAATTAGTGGAGCAAAGACGAGATGTTCTAGACACACTTGTTAGGGGATTATGTAAAAATGATATTGCACTTCATACCGATGATAATCGAACAATATATTTTTGAAATTTAGATAGGAGGATTGCAGTATGGCGATGACTAAAGAAATCCATTTGTATGCTTATACGAGCGGTAAATTTAAATATTACAGTGAAGCTGTCTTATATAATCACGATGCGAATAAAGAGTATACACTTGCGAGTTATCAAAACGGAAGACATCACAAACCTATCGAACGTGTGGTTTCGGTTATTCCTGGGGAAATATATAATCATATGCTATGGCTACGGGTGAAGGATCATAACTTTGCCCGTATGTTGTTTAAGCAACATTATGTTACCAAACTAATAAATACAAAAGCACGAATCACAGAATTAGAAAATGATATTGAAAATTTAACTAAAGTAGAGATAGGAGAATAAGGATATGTTTGAAATTACTAAAATTACTAAAGAAGAAGCACGTAAAATAATTGAAACAAAGGAGCCCTTAGGTTTATTTTGGTTGATTGATGGAGATACATTTATTTCTATAGATAATAGTCGTGGTAAAGCTTTAGTTGAAGAATTCAATGACAAAGAAGAATGTCTACAGTGGTTGAAAGATTGGTTTCTTAAACCAGGAGATGAAGAATTATATGGCGATCGTAAAGTATGTTACAACCTTTTTAGTAATTCAGTACGTGAATCTTATGATAACTTAGACATCAAAGCGGGATATGATTATGCAACCGTTACAGAAAAAGCATTTAATCATCTACAAGCTGATCGGGTTGCTAGACAAAGATTAATAATGAAAGCTTCTAAGTCTTCATATCACGCAGAAGTTAAAAGAGTCTCAGAGTTGATAACGAATATGATTTTATCAGGCGCTAGTACTGAAGAAATGGAACAAGTGATTGATTATTCAAAAGACGTGTTAGACACATTTAAATACGAATTGAGATGTAAACAAAGTAAAAAGGATAATAATATTGACGAATTGGTAAAACGATATGGAGATGAGGTGTAAATATGCTGGTAGTAGAAAATATCGAAACTTATGGATTTGAGGCGGCCATTCGAGGAATGCGAAACCCTATGAATAGTTGGAACTTAAGTGATAGTAAATGGATTGACACACCTGATGGTCCATTCTATCTTATCGGTCCGAATGACGAGAAACTTATGAGACGACTAGTCAAAGCTGGAAACGATCATAGAAAATATTTGCGAATGATTACAGTCACTATGGATATTATAGCGCCTTTATATTGGTGGAAGGAATTCGATCAGTATAAAGTAGGGACTGTTACAAACAGCACCTCTACCATGCATAAGATTCATGCGAAAGAATTTGAACTAGGGGACTTTAGTTATGACCATTTGGTTAGATATTCATCCCACTTTACTAGAGACGATGAAACCGACCGGATTAAACAAGTAAAAGTTAACGATGATATTTCATTAGCGGGTTATATCACAAATTACGCTCCTTTAGATATTTTAGAGCTATTGATTATTCCATCTTTAAATAAATGTCGTGAACGATATATCGAAACTAAGGATAAGAAATACTGGTGGCAGATGATTCAACTATTACCTAGTTCATATATGCAGAAACGGACGGTGTGTTTGAATTTCGAAGCGCTGGCGAATATGTATCACGCACGCAAAGGACATAAGTTAAACGAATGGGAGCAGTTTCGTATAAATATCGATACGCGTATTCCATATGCAGATATCTTTACGGATTTAAAGAAACGAAAATAATTTACCAACTGAGCGGGAGACTATTCCTGCTCTTTTATTTTTTAGGAGGGAGCGCTATTGGCTTTTGAAGAAAAAGGAACGTTGAAAAGACGATTACAAGAGACTCGAGAAAAATTACGAAGAGCTGAAGAAGAACTCTATAATGCTGAGTACGATTATCAAGAAGCACGAAAGACGTATCAACATCACAAGTTTATTGTGTCACAGTTAAGACGCAATATGGAGGCATTACAGAAAGAGCATTACGACTCTATGGAAATGCAAGACGTGCTTATATTAAAGGATGAAGATTCGTGGCATTAGTATTTCGTATATTTATCATGTACGCGGTTGTACATTTTGTATTTGATTTTATTCATTGGTTAGAAAGAATTTGGAGGAATTAACATGAAAAATTTATTTGTATATTTTTGGTCTGTAAAAACTTTTTGGATACCTACTATTAGCTTGAGTATTTTGTTGTGGTTTTTAGACTCTGTATTATTATTGAAAGTAATCGGGACTTTTCTAATCGTGTTTACCACTTTGTTTGTAATATATGTAGAGTTCAAAGAGATAGGAAAACGCAATGAATTATTCGATGCTTTGACTGAAATAATGGATAAAAATGGTAAAAAATCGTCTGATTAGTTATGCGTATATGCATAATTAGGGTCAAAAGCTATGCGTATGTGCATAATTTCTGTTGTTTTTCTATGCGTATATGCATAATTTTAGAGGAAACTATGCGTATATGCATAAAAATTGAGTGAATTATGCGTATATGCATATGCACGTATGCATAATTTTGGCCTTTTTTTGGGTGTTTTTGAGGGGTGTTATGCGTATATGCATAATTTTCGAACTTAAAAATCGTCAGAAACGTTGATATATCAAGGTTTTTGTATTTTTTTATGCACGTACGCATACCCCCCTTATTAATTAAAAAAAAAAATAAAATATATATATAAATAGAGTGCTATGCGTATATGCATAATTTTCTACGATTAATATTGGTTATACGAGGAGGATGTGTTATGACTGAACAAGAGTGGTTAGATATTTTTGCAGGAAATTTACAAAGTCTCATGGACGAATATAATTACAATCAATCAGAATTAGCAAGAGCTATCGATGTGAGTCAATCCACAATTAGTCGATATTTGAGAGCGGAGGTAATGCCGACTCCGAGAGTACTGGTAAATATCCTGTACGAGTTTGATTGCGACTTAGGAGATATTTTAGATTTCGGTTCAAGAATCGAATAGATATGTTATAGGAGTCTGAGTATCAATCAGGCTCTTTTCTTTTTGTTTTAAAATTCGCGTGAAAAACACGCCCTTTTATGAGAGAAGAACTTGTTTTTATAACATGTTCTTATATTTTTAAGTTCAGGGGTGAACTTTTTAAGGAGGTATGGTTGATGGCTCAGTTGGAATCTAAATTTCAAAGTAAATTAATCAAAGAAATTAAAGAACAACTTGAGGGTTCTATAGTTGTCAAATTAGATGCTAACTATATTCAAGGTATTCCAGACCTTGCTATTTTTTACAAGGATAAATGGGCGACACTAGAATGTAAGCGAAGTAAGACAGCTAAACATAGACCTAACCAAAAATATTATGTTGAAAAAATGAACGGCATGTCGTTTTCCAGAACGATATATCCAGAGAATAAGGAGGAAGTATTAAATGAACTTTATCGAACATTCAAATCTTGAGGGGTTGCATGCCCCTTTTAGTGCGTCCAAATCTTCTTGGTTAAGATATGATGACGAAAAAGCTATAAGTGTATTCGAAAATATGAAAGCAAAAGAGCTTGGTACCAGACTTCATGAGTGGGCAAAAGAAACAATCGATTTAGGATTACCTCAACCACGGACTAAACGAACTTTATGTGCCTATGTGAATGATGCTATTGGTTTTAAAATGTCGACAGAAGTTGTTTTATTTTACTCCCCATATTTTTTTGGAACAGCTGACGCGATTTGCTTTAGAAACAATACTCTTAGAATCCACGATTTAAAAACTGGTAAAGGTCCTGTTAAAGTAGACCAATTAATGGTGTATGCTGCGTTGTTTTGTTTAGAGTATAAAATTAAACCAGGCGATATTAAGATGGAGCTTCGTATATACCAGAATGATGATATTCTTGTAGCTAATCCTACAGCTGAAGATATTTTACCAATTATGAATAAAATCATTCACTTGAATAATCTAATAGAAAAATATAACAAGGAGGTGTAATCGTGAATAAGACAGTCATGGAAATGAAAGCTATCATGGATGGAGATATAGATGTTTTAGAGCATTATGGTATGCCTAGAAGATCTGGTCGATATCCTTGGGGTTCTGGGGATAATCCATATCAACATCAAAAAGATTTTCTTAGTCGAGTAGAAGAACTGAAGAAAAATGGTTGGGTAGAAACACCAGAAAATATAGCTAAAGAATTTGGTGTAAATACTGCTCAATATCGAATGGAAAAGAAAGTTTGTTTAGATGAACGGAGAATGGACAAAATCGCTCGCGTTGAATCGTTAAAAGCAGACGGCCTTAATAATTCTGAAATTGGTAGAAAAATGGGTATTAGCGAATCAGCAGTACGATCATTACTAGATGAGAAAGCAAAAGCTAGAACATATGCTTCAAGAAATACCGCCGATTTTTTAAAAGAAAAGGTAAGAGAAAAAGGAATGATTGATGTTGGCGCTGATGTTTATCGAGAATTAAATATTTCGAAAACACAATTCGAGACCGCGCTTTATATTTTGGAAGGCGAAGGATATCCTATTTATAAGGGTGGTATTCAACAAGCTACTAATCCAAGTCAACAAATCAATCAGAAGGTGTTGTGTCCTCCTGGAACAAAGCACTCAGAAATATATGACTTTAAAAATGTTCATACAATTACCGATTATATTTCAAGAGATGGTGGAGATTCTTATGAAAAGAAATTCCATTATCCTGAGAGTATGGATTCTAAAAGATTAGCCATTAGATATAAAGAAGATGGCGGAATTGATAAAGATGGGATTGTAGAAATTCGTCCCGGCGTTAAAGATTTATCTTTAGGAAATTCTCATTATGCGCAAGTTCGAATATTGGTAGATGGAACACATTATATTAAGGGAATGGCTGTATATTCTAATGATTTACCGCCTGGTGTTGATGTAATGTTTAATACTAATAAATCAAAAAGCACTCCAAAAATGGATGTTTTGAAAGAAATAAAAAAAGACCCTGATAATCCGTTTGGCTCTGCCATTAAAGATGCGCAACAAGGCGGCCAATATTGGTATGAAGAAAATGGAAAGAAGAAATTAGGTCTTATTAATAAGCGTGCCGATGAAGGTGACTGGAGTGATTGGAAAGATGCACTCCCTTCTCAATTCTTGGCTAAGCAAAGCAAAAGTTTAGCTAAAAAACAACTTAATTTAGCTAAAGAAGAGAGAATGAAAGAATTTGAAGAAATAATGTCATTATCTAATCCGACAATTAAAAAGTACTTATTAGAAAAGTTTGCTTCTAATTGTGACTCAGCAGCGGTAAGTCTTAAAGCAGCCGCACTTCCTGGACAAAAATATCATGTAATTATTCCTATCACATCTCTGAAAGATGATGAAATATATGCTCCTAACTATCCAGATGGTACAAAGTTAGCCCTAGTTCGATACCCACATGGTGGAACATTCGAAATTCCAATTGTAAAAGTAAATAATAAACATGCTGTCGCTAAAAAACTTCTTGGAAAAGATGTTATTGATGCCGTTGGTATTAACTCCAAAGTTGCTGAGCGATTATCTGGAGCTGATTTTGATGGTGATACAGTTATGTGTATTCCAACCAATGACCCAAAAACTAAAATAAAAATAACTTCTACTCGACCGTTAAAAGGTTTAGAAGGTTTTGATCCTAAAGTAGAATATGGTCCAGAGTCATATAAGGGTAGAACTATTAAATTAATGAAAAACCCAGCAACTAATACTGATGCGACTCAGTCAGAAATGGGTAGCATATCTAATTTGATTACTGATATGACTTTAGCAGGTGCTAGTGAAAAAGAATTAGCTAGAGCTGTTAGACACTCGATGGTTGTTATCGATGCTGCAAAGCATAAATTAGACTATAAGCGTAGCGAAAAAGATAATAATATTGCTGAATTAAAAAGATTGTATCAAGTAAAATACGATAAAAATGGTCGTATAAGATATGGCGGAGCATCTACATTATTATCTAAAAGTAGTGGTGATGAAACAGTTAACAAACGACAAGGCGAAGCAAAAATAAATATAAAAGGAAAAGAATGGTATGACCCTTCTAGACCTGAAGGCGCGCTTATTTATAAAGATGCTAAAGATTTATATTATGTCGTTAAAACTAATGATAAAAAAGATAGAACCACTACGATTAAAACTGTTGATGGTAAGAAAATAAAATATAGTTGGGATGATAAGGAAGCTGTAAAAAAATATACTCCTAAGGAAGTAAAAGATAAAGAAGGAAATATCATCGGATATACTAGCCAGGATGGGAGTATAAAATATAAAACAAAAGCCCGTACCCAGAAGAGTACAAAAATGTTAGAGGTAGATAACGCAGAAGAATTAGTATCCACCGCCCGTCATCCGATGGAACTTATTTATGCAGACTATGCAAATAGCATGAAGGCTCTGGCAAATAAAGCACGTAAAGAAATGGTGTTTGCTGGAAAAATAGAATATTCTAGAAGTGCTAAAGAAAAATATAGAGCAGAATATGATTCATTGATGGCTAAATTAAATGATGCCAAATTAAATACAATTAAAGAAAGAGCAGCTCAACGAATGGCATATTCTGAAGTTGCAGACAAACAGAAAACTATTTCTGATATGACTAAAGGTGACTTAAAGAAAGCTAGACAAATGGCTATATCTAAAGCTCGTGAAGAAGTTGGTTCGTTGTCAAGAAGAGATAGAAATATAGAAATTACTGATAGAGAATGGGAAGCCATTCAAGCAGGAGCTATTAGTGAAACAAAACTAAAACAGATTCTAAACAATACCGACATTGATAAACTTAGAGAAAGAGCTACACCAAGAGCAACGGTTGAGTTGTCACCAGTTAAGATTAACCGAATCAAAGCGATGAGTGCTTCGTATACTAATCAACAGATTGCAGAGAAACTTGGTATCTCACCAGCAACAGTTACCAAATACTTAAAAGAGGAGATTAGAAATGGAAACTAGATCATGTTTAACAACAATCGATAATCCTTTCAATCCTTTTACTAACTTTTCAGAATGGTTTCTGTATGATGTTGGACAAGGTTACAACACTTGTGGAAAGATTGATAGATTAACAGAACGATTTGATGGTATGACAGAAGCAGAAGAAACTAAAGCTGTCGAAAAAGCCATTGATTTGATTATCGAAAATGATATTTTAAATATTTATAAAAAAATTCAACCACCATTAGCGATTTAAAAGCATAGAGGGGGGTCTTCAAAAACACACCCCCTCCCTGCATCGCGGCCCTCCTAAAAATTTCCCCGGAGGGATTTTTGAACAAACAATACCACTTTTTAGATGCTCTATAGAGCCTCCAGAGAGACTTTATATTCACCCCAGAAAGATTTTTATTCCATTCAATACTTCTTATGTTGTTTTTCATAACACAGAACACACATTTGTGTACACCTCCTTTAAAGATATTAGTATAAAGCTCAGTTGGTAGCTATCTGGGGGTTCTATAAAGTGTCCGAAAAGTGGTTAAAACAATATTTAACTTCTTATAAAATCTTCATAAACTATTCCCAAATTAAATGAGAGGAGGTAGCAAGTTGTCCAAAACTGACGAAACTCCGCGTTCTAAGAAAAGACGAAAGGCTCCTCCTGCTGTAACAGTAGAAGACCGTGAACAACAACTTATCGCATTAGCGGTTAATGTTGCAGAAGAGCAGCTCAGAGAAGGCACTGCGTCTTCACAAGTAATTACACATTTTTTAAGGTTAGGAACAACCTTAGCTAAGTTAGAACGTGAGAAATTAGAGAAAGAAAACGAACTGTTAAAGGCTAAAGCAAGGGCTCTTGAGTCTGCAGAGCGTAGTGAAGCAATGTATGCAGAAGCGTTGAAAGCTATGCGAAAGTATCAAGGAGCTGACGACTATGAGTGATGTTCGCACCTACCATGAATTGATTAAATTCGAAACGTTTGAAGAGAGATTTGAGTATTTAAAGTTGGACGGTTCGGTAGGAAAAGATACGTTTGGATTTGATAGATATTTAAATCAAAATTTTTATCGTTCTAAGGAATGGAAAGATGTACGCAATCATGTAATCGCACGAGATTTAGGACGAGACTTAGGGATTGAAGGTCGAGAGATTTTTGATAAAGTGCTAATCCATCATATGAATCCAATAACTGCTAATGACATTATTGAGAAAACAGATTTTTTACTGAATCCAAATTATCTTATCTGTACTTCAAAAAGTACGCATGATGCGATACATTATGGGGATTTCAATCCATTATTCTCTAGTTACACAAAAAGACATAAAGGTGATACTAAATTATGGTAAAGAGGTGAAAGGATGACTGACAGAAATGAGAGTATATTAGATTCGATTAAAAACTCTTTAGGCATTGAGGAAGATGAAACTGCATTTGATGACGATTTAACAATGCATATTAATTCTGTATTTGGGGTTTTAAACCAACTTGGCGTTGGACCAAAAACACCTTATTTTATAACGAATGCATCAAATGCATGGGACGAGTTCACTAATCTTCCGAAAGGAACAATAGAGTATGTTAAAAGTTATATGTACTTAAAAGTTAAATTAATCTTTGACCCACCTGGAAGTTCTATTGCTGTAGAAGCAATGAAACAAACAGCTAATGAGTATGAATGGCGACTAATGGTGGCGATGGAACAGTTACCAAAGAATGAAGGTGAAGAAGATGAATGACGAATTATATCACTATGGCGTTCTAGGAATGAAATGGGGACGTAGAAAGGCTAGAACAAAATCCAGTTCTAGAAAATCTAAAGGTAAAAAAATACCACTTCATGAGGACTATATTAACGCTCATAGTAGAAAGAGTGTTAAATCAATGAGTGATAAAGAACTTAAAAATAGACTTCAACGTTTGAACATGGAGCAACAATACGAACGACTAAATCCATCAAAAGTAAATGCGGGCAAGAGATATGCAACTAAAGCATTAGCGGCAGCTACTACAACAGCTACAGTGACTGGCGTTGCTTTAACTATATATAACAACACGGATAGAATCATTAAAATAGCCAAAGCCATGGGCGGTAGATAATCATTAATCAATACGAACTCTACCATCACGGCGTCAGAGGTATGAAATGGGGTATAAGAAAGAAATACAAACCCCATCCAATAAAGAAGTCTCATAAGCGTGTAGAATTAGACATTACAAATTTATAAATTTTAGACACGGTCAATGCCGTGTTTTTTTATGCTTAAAAGGTGGTGAGTATGATGAGTCAAAATGAACTCTATCACTATGGTGTTGTGGGAATGAAATGGGGAGTGAGACGTTATCGGAATAATGACGGAACACTAACGCCTGCTGGAAGAAAAAAATATTATTCCATGTCTAATGATCGATTGCAAAAAACACTAAATAAACAAGTCAAGCGTATGAGAGGTAAAAAACACGGTAACGCAAATCGATGGAGAAACTTCTTATATATTGGTGAACATTCAAAAAGAGCGATAGACCAACATAACAATGACTGGAATGATTACAAACGAACTGATAATTATAAAAAAACACAAAAAAAGATGATGGAATTAAATAGAAAACTGGATAATAATCAAATATCTATAAAGGAATATGACGACGGATACGCGAAATTACACAAGAAGATATATAATCCAAAATTTGATTCGAGTATAACATACGCAAATACTGGGAGAAAGTACGCCAAGGAGTTTGTCGAAGGTTATGGAAAAGATATTACCATCGGATATTTAAAGGATTTAGGATACGATGATAAAGTCGCTGAAAATTTTGCAAAACGTATCATCAAGTCTAATAGAAAAACGATTTTCTAAGAATAGAGGAGTGATTTAATGGCATTATCTAATACCGCAACTCCTAAGTATTACAGGCAATTTCGCGAAGCAGTTATCCGTGGAGAGATTCCAGTAAACAAAGAAATATCCATGGAGATGAACAGAATAGACGATTTGGTTAGAAACCCAGGAGTATACTACGATGACCAAGCCGTAGAGGGTTTTATCGAATTTTGCGAGAACGAACTTACCTTAACTGACGGTGGGGATTTGCACCTACTCGATTCGTTTAAACTTTGGGCCGAACAATTATTCGGTTGGTATTATTTCATTGATAGAACCGTGTGGGTACCTGATAAAGATGGGCACGGTGGAAAGTACGTTAGAAAGTCTATCAAAACTCGTCTTGTTAAGAAACAGTATCTGATCGTTGCTCGAGGCGCCGCCAAGTCAATGTATAGTTCATGTATTCAGAATTTCATGCTTAACGTAGACACGTCAACTACGCATCAAGTGACAACTGCTCCAACTATGAAACAGGCAGAGGAAGTTATGTCGCCAATTAGGACAGCGATTACTCGTTCAAGAGGACCTCTATACAAATTCTTAACTGAAGGATCAATTCGTAACACTAGTGGTTCGAAAGCAGACAGAGTAAAGTTAGCATCAACGAAAAAAGGAATTGAAAATTTCTTAACAGGTTCATTGTTAGAAGTAAGACCGATGAAGATTGATAAGCTACAAGGGCTACGTGTGAAAACAGCCACAGTCGACGAATGGCTATCGGGTGATATTCGTGAAGATGTGATTGGAGCGTTAGAACAAAGTGCTACCAAGGGTGATGAAGATTATATGATTATTGCCACTAGTTCTGAAGGAACTGTTCGTAATGGTAGTGGCGACACAATCAAAATGGAATTAATGAAAATTCTTAAAGGTGAATATTCGGCACCGCACGTTTCTATCTGGTATTACAAGCTTGACGATGTCGAAGAAGTTGGAAATCCAGAAATGTGGCTAAAAGCCAATCCAAATTTAGGAAAGACGGTTAGCTATGAAGCTTACCAATTGGACGTCGAAAGAGCAGAACAATCCCCTGCAGCACGAAATGACATTCTTGCTAAACGGTTTGGGATACCGATGGAGGGATACACTTATTACTTTACATACGAAGAGACGGTACCGCATCGTTCCAGAGATTTTTGGTCAATGCCATGTTCACTTGGCGCAGACTTGTCTCAAGGGGACGATTTTTGTGCTTTTACTTTCTTATTTCCACTTAAAGACGGAACATTCGGTGTGAAGACTAGAAACTATATCTCATCATTGACAATGTCTAAATTACCGTTAGCAATGAGAACCAAGTATGAAGAGTTTCTAAAAGAAGGAAGTCTAATTGTATTAGATGGGAATATTTTAGACATGATGCAAGTATATGATGATCTAGACGCTCATATCATTAAGATGGGATATGACGTTCGTTCATTTGGATTTGACCCATATAACGCTAGAGAATTTGTGGAACGTTGGGAAAAAGAGAATGGTCCATTTGGAATTGAGAAGGTTATTCAAGGTGTAAAAACAGAATCTGTACCACTTGGAGAACTAAAGAAGTTATCCGAGGAGAGAATGCTTTTATTCGATGAGGAGCTCATGAGCTTCACTATGGGAAATTGTGTTGTAATGCAGGATACAAATGGTAATAGGAAGTTGTTGAAGAAACGTTATGAGGCGAAAATCGATGCGGTAGCAGCTATGATGGACGCGTTTGTAGCTTATAAATTAAACAAAGACGAGTTTGAATAAGGTGGCGAGTATGATGAATCAAAACGAATTGTATCACTATGGTGTTGTAGGAATGAAATGGGGACATCGTAGAGCGAGAAAAATGATGGAGCGTGCAGGACGTTTAGACCAAAAAGCACGTAATAGAGGCAATGATGTATATAAAGCGAAAGCAAATGTTCTTAGGTCTAAAGCTGATTTAATTAATAAAAAGAACATTAGACGATTAGGTAAAGATGGAAAAGCATTATACCAAAAAATTGGAAAAACAAGCGGTGCAAAAATAGCTGCTCAAACAACTTTAATGGGAAGTTATGGAGCTTTAAAATACAACAAAGCTAGATTAAATGGTAATGGAAGAGGAAAAGCCTATGTGAAGGGAATAGTGGCGAATAATCTTAACATTGTCACTGGAGGTAAACTAGGTTTAGGACAAGGCGCAGATTTAGTTTCTAATATGCGTGAAAGAAGTGTACGTAAACAAAATATCAAAAAGAATAAACCTCAGATAGACCAATCCAAAAGCGCAATGAGAGAAGCTAAAAAGTCATACAAACAAGAAAATAAACAATATAAAAAAGATTTAGGAAAGTCATCTTCGCTAATTAACACAGCAAGAAGCATTAGTCCAAGTAAGAAGAGCCGAGCGAAGGCTGAAGAACTGTATGATAAAACTTCTGTAAGTGCTAGAAAAGCAAACTTTGCTGAACAACGTTATAAGAAAGCGAAGAAACGTTATAAACAAACGAAACGAAATGTATACGCTTAATCATAGGAGGATAATTCAAAATGGGATTATCATTTGGCACGAGAGTGAAGAATGCATTTAACGTATTCATGAATAGAGCTCCAACATTTAACTACAATATTGGTCCGAGTTATTATTCTAGACCAGATAGACCACGTTTTAGTGGTGGCAACGAACAAACAATTGTTACGTCTGTATATAACAGAATTGCACTAGACGTGGCTGCTATGAATATACAGCATTGTAAATTAGACGAAGATGGTAGATTTATGAATACTATAGATTCTTCGTTAAACAATTGTCTAACATTGGAAGCAAATCTCGACCAAACGAGTAGGGCATTTTTTCAAGATGTTGTCATGTCGATGTTTGACGAAGGTTGTGTAGCGATTGTTCCAGTGGAAACAGATACGAATCCAGACAACACGGGTTCTTATAAAATTTATCAGTTGAGAACTGGGAAAGTTATAGAGTGGTATCCAGCCCATGTAAAAATACGGGCATATAACGAAAATACAGGTCGTAAAGAGGAGTTTACTATGGCTAAAAGAGATGTAGCAATAGTTGAAAATCCTCTTTATTCAGTTATGAATGAATCGAATTCAACGTTAAAAAGATTAATAAGAAAACTAAGTTTGTTGGACCAAATAGATGAGCAAAGCGGTTCCGGAAAGCTAGATTTACTTATTCAATTACCATACACTATTAAATCCGAGGCTAGACGTCAACAAGCTGAGAGTCGAAAAAAAGACATTGAAGCACAATTGAATAATTCAAAATATGGTATCGCATATGTTGATTCTACAGAGAAAGTAACTCAGTTAAATCGCCCTGTCGAAAACAACCTTATGAAACAAGTTGAATATTTAACGAGTATGCTATACAGCCAGTTAGGTATTACACAAGGAGTTCTAGAAGGTACGGCAAACGAACAGGAAATGCTGAACTACTATACTCGATGTATCGAACCAATAGTATCGGCCATAACAGATGAGATGAAGCGGAAATTCCTAACGAAAACCGCTCGAACTCAAAATCAAACAATTACGTTCTTTAGGGATCCATTTAAACTGGTTCCGATTAATAATATTGCAGAAATAGCTGATAAATTTACTAGAAATGAAATCATGTCTAGTAATGAAATTCGCCAAAAGATTGGCATGAGACCTTCTGAGGATCCTAGAGCTGACCAGCTATTGAACAGTAATATTAGTCAACCTGGCGTGGGAGGTCATGAGATGTACCCTGAAGAAGAACTATATCCTGAGGAGGAAATGAATTATGAGTAAAATTTATATCAAAGCAAATGACAAATTTGTAGCAACTAACATTTTGTATGCAGATGATTCTACAAAGCATCTTTTTACGGATGAGGCTAAAAAAGAGAAAATTACAAAAGATGAATTGTTAGAGTTGTTCTATAAAGGTGTCACTGTAAAACATGAAGATGTTTACTATACCCCTTTATTGTTCAAAGTTGATAGTAGTGCTGGAGCATTAGTAGTGTCTGATGGAACAACAGAACACACCTTCTATTCTCAAGAGCACGCATAACAAAACTAAACGGAGGAATTCAAAATGAAGTTTGATTTTAGTGGATGGGCCACGAAGAGTAATTTGAAATGCTCCGACGGTCGAACAATTATGCCGAATGCGTTCAAACATAATGATGGAAATAAAGTGCCTCTAGTTTGGAATCATCGACATGATAGTCCATCTGATGTATTAGGTCATGCTGTATTACAAAATCGTCGTGAAGGCGTATATGCGTATTGCAAATTCAACGATACTGAAAGTGGACGCCAAGCAAAAGAAATGGTAAAACATGGAGACATCAATGCTTTATCTATTTACGCAAATAATTTGAAGCAAGATATGGGAAATGTCATTCATGGAAATATTAGAGAAGTTAGCTTAGTGTTGGCAGGGGCTAATCCAGGAGCATTTATTGACAATGTGATGGCTCATGGGGAAGAGCTTGACGACCGAGCGGTTATCTACACAGGGGAGGAAATTGAATTGAGACATTCAGACGATATTTATGAAGAAGAAATGTATCATGCGGACGAAGAGGAAGAAACTATTGAAGACATTTTCAATACTCTAACTCCAAAACAAAAAGATGCCGTATATTTCTTGATTGGTCAAGCTATCGAGGGCGGAGGAGACGCCGTACAACATTCCGACGACGATTATGATGATGAAGATGGTTATGAAGAATATGATGATGAAGACGAAACAATCGCCGATATTATCGATACTATGGATGAAAAGCAACAAGATGTAATGAATTTCTTAGTTGAACAAGCATTAGAAAACGGAGGAAATGGATCTATGAAACATAACGTATTTGAAAATGAAGAATATGCTGGAGATGTGTTAACACATTCTGAGATGGCTGCAATCATGGACGACGCTAAACGCTATGGGAGCTTAAAAGACGTAACACTTCAGCATGCTGAGAACTATGGAATCGAAAATATTGATTACTTGTTCCCAGAAGCAAAAGATGTAACGAATATGCCTACGTTCATCAAACGTGAAACTGGTTGGGTTGATAAAGTAATGAACGCTGTACACAATACTCCGTTCTCACGTATTAAATCAACTTTTGCGAACATTACCGAAGATGAAGCTCGTGCTCGTGGTTACATCAAAGGTAATTTGAAGAAAGAAGAAGTGTTCAGTTTACTTAAACGTACAACTTCACCAACAACGATTTATAAAAAGCAAAAACTAGACCGTGATGACGTGGTAGATATCACTTTCGATATTATTCCATGGTTAAAATCAGAAATGCGCTTAATGCTAAATGAGGAAATCGCTCGTGCTATCTTGATTGGCGATGGTCGTTTAGCTTCTTCAGAGGATAAGATTCAAGAATTAAATATTCGTCCAGTATTCAATGACGATGAATTATTCACTATCCAATATGGCGTTAAAGTGGCAAAAGGTGCTACAGATGCTGAAAAAGCTAAAGAATTCATTCGTTCATTGGTTCGTTCACGTAAACAATATCGCGGTTCTGGCATGCCTACACTATTTACTACAGAAGAGATGCTAACAGAATGTCTATTATTAGAAGACAAGAATGGACGCATCATTTACGATTCTGTAGATAAATTAGCCACAACAATGCGCGTAAAAGAAATTGTCACTGTACCGGTAATGGAAAAACAAAAGAGTAAGAATAATAAACCATTAGTTGGCATCGTTGTAAACTTAGCCGATTACTCTGTCGGTGCTGACCGAGGTGGGCAAGTAAGCATGTTCGACGATTTCGACATCGACTTCAACCAACAAAAATACTTGATTGAAACACGTTGCTCAGGTGCATTAACTGTTCCATTCTCAGCGATTGCTTTAGAATTAGACGAAGCAACAATGTAGGAGAAAATTCAAAATGGCGAAATTTTATGGAATAATCGGCTACGGCGAAAGTATTGAAATAGAACCTGGAATCTATGAAGATGCAATCATTGAGAAAAAATACACTGGAGATTTATTAAGAAATTATCGGAGAAATGAAACTTCTGGCAATATCAATGACAACATCACAATCTCCAATGATATCAGTATCTTAGCTGATCCATATGCCAAAGAACATTTCTCTAACATGAAATACGTAAAATTTATTATACCTAAATTAGGTGGAGCCTGGAAGATAACAAATGTTGATGTTAATTTTCCAAGGCTTATTTTGTCTACTGGAGGTGTCTATAATGGGCAACAAGCGTCTACAACTTCAGATGAAACTTGAGGAACTACTAGATTCTAAATCTGTCTATTATCAGGCACCTCCTAATAGGCAATTAACTTATCCGTGTATTATATACTCTAAAGAAGATATAGACATAAAAAAAGCGGATAATTCGAACTATATATCTAGAATTAGATATCAAATCATCATCATCGACAAACGTCCTGACAATAATGTTATCGATAAAATTTTGGAATTACCTTATGCAAGTTATGACAGACCTTATATATCGGATAATCTTTATCACGACGTTATTATAATTTATTTATAGGAGGAAATACCACATGGCAAAATTAAAGTGGGGCGAAGCTGGAAAACGCTTCTATGAAACTGGTGTTAGCAATGGTGTCTTATATGTGCAACAAAAAGGTGGCACGTATGGAAAAGGAGTTGCTTGGAATGGTTTAACTCAAGTCAGCGAATCTCCATCTGGCGGCGAAGCTAATCCGTTATATGCAGACAACTACAAATATTTAAACTTAATGTCTAATGAAGAATTTGGCGCAACAATTGAGGCGTACACATATCCAGATGAATGGAAACAATGCGATGGTTCTGCTGAATTAACCACTGGTGTGACTATCGGTCAGCAAGAACGTAAAACCTTTGGTTTATGCTACAAAACAATTAAAGGTAATGATACTGAGTATAACGATTTCGGCTATATCCTACACCTTATTTATGGTGCGAAGGCTTCACCATCTGAAAAATCATATGCTTCAACAAACGATAGCCCAGAAGCAATTACTTTCTCATGGGAAGTAACAACTACTCCAGTAGCCGTTGCTGGCCACAAGCCAACTTCAGTATTAACTATCGATTCTTCTTCGATCGAACCTGGCAAATTAAAGAAATTGGAAGACGCATTATTCGGTACAGAATCTACCGAACCAAAATTATTACTACCAGACGAAGTGATTGCTTTGTTAGCAGAAGAATAATTTCAAAATGGAGTAAAGAGAGTTCGATTTAAAAGGTCGGACTCTTCTTTTTATTAAAGGAGGAAAAACAACATGCTAAAAAAACGAGTTACTTACATTGATTACAACGGAGTACAACAAACAGAGGATTTTTATTTCCATTTGAAGCCTAGTGAATTAGCTGAATTGGAAGTAAGCGTTGAGGGCGGCTACTCTGAACTACTTGAGAAAGCCAAAAACGAAGATAATCATCAAGTACTTTACAAGTTTGTAAAAGATGTATTGACAAAGTCATACGGGATTAAGAGTGAAGACGGCAAACGATTTATCAAGAACGACGAATTAGTAGAGGCTTTTATGCAGTCACCAGCTTATGATGAGATTTTCATGGAAGTTATCTCTAATCCTGAAAACTTTAATGCGTTTGTTGACGCAGTTACTCCTAATATGAGCAAATTAGCTCAACCAACATTTAATCTTGCTTAGAATTGTTGTTCCCGGAGCAGAGATGTGGGACGAAATAAAAGAGGAATTTAATGTTAGTAAACCTTACTCACTACAGTTAGAACATTCTTTAGTCTCGGTAAGTAAATGGGAGTCAAAGTGGTGTGTTCCTTTTTTACATACGCCTGATAAAAGCAAAGAGCAAATATTAGATTATATCAAGTGTATGACAATCACACAGAACGTTCCGGATGAAGTCTATGAAAGACTTTCAGAGGATAATATCGAAGAAATTCAGACATACATCGATTCTCCTATGACAGCCGCAACTTTTTCACAATCTGACAGTAAATCTGGGAGTGGAGAACTGGTCACTACTGAAACAATTTATTATTCGATGTTTGTAAACAGTATACCTATGGAATGTCAGAAGTGGCATCTCAATAGATTACTAACTTTAATCAAATTCTGCAATGTGAAGAATAGTCCACCTAAAAAGATGTCTAGAGCGGAAATTCTTCGAAGAAACGAGAAATTAAACGCTGAACGGCGTGCCAAATTTAATAGTACGGGGTAGATTCAATGATTACAGTAAGACAAAAGGGCGATTTCGCCAACTTAACGAGGTATTTCGAACGTGTAAAAAAAATTCGAAAGACTGACATTTTACACAAATACGGAAAATTAGGTGTGGCTGCCCTTTCGTCTGCTACTCCTACTGAAAGCGGAAAAACAGCAAGTTCATGGAGTTACGAAATAATTCAAAATGGATCTGGGGCACAGATTGTATTTAGTAATTCTAATATCAATAAAGGTGTTAATATAGCAATTATTTTGCAATACGGTCATGGTACGGGTACTGGTGGATGGGTTGAAGGTAGAGATTACATCAATCCAGCTATCCAGGGTGTTTTTGAGCAATTTGCAAGTGATATTTGGAAGGAGGTCACCAGACTATGAGTAAGTCCATAGATGAAAAAGTCGTTTCCATGAAAATGGACAGCGCCGATTTCGAAAAGAATGCCGAAAAAAGTATAGGAATTTTAAATAAACTTAAGCAATCATTATCGAATTTTGGTTCAAAGAAATACATAGAGGGAATTGGTGACGAAGCAAAAAGAGTAGACTTCAGCCCGTTAGCCAATGGGGTGGATGTCGTAAAAGCTAAATTCTCAGCGTTACAAATAGCTGGAATGACTGCAATAGCCAACATCACGAATTCTGCAATTAACGCCGGAAAGAATATCGCATCCGCACTAACCATCGATCCGATTAAGACTGGTTTTCAAGAATATGAAACACAGATGAACGCTGTTCAAACGATTTTGGCAAATACTAAAAGTAAGGGAAGTACTCTTAATGACGTAAACAAAGCATTAGATGAGTTGAACACTTATGCTGATAAAACCATCTATAACTTTACGGAGATGACAAGAAATATCGGTACCTTTACAGCTGCCGGTGTCGATCTAGACAAATCGGTTACTTCGATTAAAGGTATTGCGAACTTGGCAGCCGTTTCTGGGTCTAGTTCCCAACAAGCTTCCACCGCCATGTATCAGTTATCTCAAGCTTTAGCAGCTGGAAAAGTTCAGCTTATGGACTGGAACTCTGTCGTAAATGCTGGTATGGGTGGTGAAGTATTCCAAACTGCTTTAAAACGTACCGCAAAACAAATGGGTAAAGATGTGGATGGACTCATCGAGAAATATGGTTCGTTCAGGGAATCTTTAACTAACGGCGAATGGTTAACTTCTGATGTATTAACTGAGACTTTAACACAGTTATCTGGTGCATACACAGAAGCTGATTTACTTCAGAAAGGTTATACGAAAGAGCAAGCCAAAGATATTTTAGATTTGGCAGATACTGCCGTTAAGGCTGCGACAAAAGTTAAGACGGTTACGCAGTTATGGGATACCTTAAAAGAGGCAGCACAGTCTGGTTGGACACAAAGTTGGCAAATTATTATCGGTGACTTTGAAGAAGCAAAAGAGTTATTAAGTGGTATTTCTGATACAGTAAGTGATTGGTTAAATAAACAATCTGAAGCACGAAATAAACTTTTACAAGGCTGGAAAGATTTAGGCGGAAGAACTGCCTTATTAGAGTCATTTAAAAATATTATTTCTGGAATAGGTTCTGTCATTAAGCCAATTTCCGAAGCATTTAGAGATATTTTTCCGCCGATGACTGCCAAAAGACTTTTCGAATTAACAGATAAGTTTCGGGAGTTCACTTCGAAATTAAAACTAAGTGACGATAATGCTAAAAAACTTAAAGAGACTTTTAAAGGTCTGTTTTCGATAGTTCCTATTATCGGTCAAGGTCTTGGCGCAGTTTTCAAACCGATATTCAGCTGGTTTACTGGTAGTGCTGGCGGAAGTATTCTAAGTTCAATCCTGGATATCACTTCAGCTATAGGTAAGTTCTTTACAAAACTTAATGAGAGCATAAAAGCGGGCAATGGATTCAAAATGGTAAGTGATACTATATCCAACGGCTTAAATGGAATATCTAATATTTTTGCTAAGATTAAAGATAAATTTAAAGGCGGTGAAGGATTATTCGATGGTATTAGCGATGCAGCTTCTAAATTTGGTTCCGTCATATCTCAAGTTTTTAATAAATTAAAAGAAGGCGGAAAAGATGCTTTTAAGTGGATAAAGGAAAATATTGGAATTGGCGATATATTTGCCGGTTTAGCTGGTGCAGGTGTTTTTACTGCTGCCAGAAAGTTTGGAAAGATGTTAGATGCAATCAAAAAGCCTTTTGAAACAATTGTTGAGATGTTTAAAGGCGGTGACGATGGTGGGGTTACTAAGTTTCGTGATGTTTTAGGTTCAGTTAAAGACTCTTTAGAATCCTTCCAACAAGGGATAAAAGTAGCATCTATCGTTATGATTGCCGGAGCTATTGCTATTTTAGTTCATTCCATTAAAACGTTATCACAAATCGAACCTGATAAAATTGCTGTTTCCTTAGGTGCTATGGCCGCGCTTATGAAAATACTCACAGCTGGATTTAAGAGCATGACGAAATCGTTATCTTCTTTTAAATCAAAAGGTGTAATTAAATCTGCAGTTGCAATGATGGCCATGGCAAAAGCGATTGACATTTTAGCAAGTGCAATGAACAAAGTAAAAGATTTATCGTGGGAACAAATAGCCAAAGGGTTGACTTCTATAGGCGGTGCAATGTTTACTTTAACAAAAGCAATGAAAGGGATAAATGGCAATAAAGTTAGTCTACGTTCCAGCGTGGCGATGCTAGCAATGGCTAAAACAGCTCAAATGCTTGGTACAGCAATGAAAGATTTATCAACAATGTCCTGGAAACAAATAGCTAAAGGACTATCTGCTATGGGTGGCGCTTTATTAGAAATGTCACTAGTTATGCGAATTATGGGTAAAATTAGTGGTGGTAAATCTTTAGCAGGAGCACTTTCTATCCTAATCGTTTCGAAATCGCTAGGAGACATTGCGAGCGGGTTGAAGAAATTCGGCGATATGGATTGGGACGAAATCAGTAGAGGCTTAGCTGGAATGGGCGGCGCCTTAGCTGCTATTGGAACAGTTAATGCCGCAGTAGGCAAAATAGCTGGTATGTCGAGTGTGTTTGCCGCAGGCTCTATCTATATTGTTACTAAAGGCTTAGACGAAATTTCAGACAACTTAATCAAAATAGGTAACATGGATTGGGAAGATATTAAGAAAGGTTTAGCCGGAATGGGTGGCGCACTATTAGAAATAGGCGCTATTAACGCTGCAGTCGGCAAAATAGCCGGTATGTCTGGTTTATTTGCGTCTGGCTCTATTCGAATTGTTACCGATGGATTGGACGAAATTTCTGAAAATCTAATTAATATCGGAAATATGGAATGGGGGTCCATCAAACGCGGTTTAACTGGAATGGGCGGTGCATTGGCAGAAATTGCGATTGCTACTGGTGCTCTTGGTAAGATAGCAGGTTTATCTAGTTTATTTGCAGCCGGTTCCATATATATCGTCACCAGAGGTCTAGACGAAATATCTGACAGTCTTCAGAAAATAGGAGCTATGACATGGTCGTCTATCAAACGTGGTTTAACAGGGATGGGTGGCGCTTTAGCCGAGATAGCGTTGATGAGTGGTGCACTTGGTTCTATTGCTCCAGTAAGCAGTCTATTAGGCGGAGGGGCAATATTGTTAACCGTCCAAGGATTAGGAGATATTGCCGATGCGCTTCAAAAATTTGGCGACATGTCTTGGGACGAAATTGCCCGAGGACTAGTGGCCATGGGTGGCGCTTTAGGTGAGACAGGTCTAGCAGCTGCTCTAACAGGATTATCTGGAATTTCTGGTTTATTAGGTGGAGGTTCTATATTATTAACGGTTCAAGGTTTAGGAGATTTAGCAAAAGCATTGCAGAAGTTTGGCGAGATGAACTGGGATGAAATAGGCAGAGGTTTATCCGCTATGGCCGGTGCACTTGGAGAAACTGCTTTAGGTGGGTTACTAAATTCATTATCTGGTTTGGGTGCCATTAGTATTGGTTTGATTGCAGAACCTTTAGGAACACTAGCAGAATCGATGAAGAAATGGAAGGATGTTGAAGTTCCATTAGGTTTGGGTCCCTCATTAATACCATTAGCAGCAGGGATTACCGCGTTTACAACTTCAATCATTGGTTCTGTATCGGTTGCATTAGTAGCTGAACCATTAGGGATTTTAGCTGATAGTATCAAAAAGCTGAATAAAATTGAAATCCCAGAAGATATGGCAAGCAAATTACAACCATTAGCGGATGCTATAAAGAGTTTCGCAACAGGTATTGTAGGAGCAGTAACCATCGATAAAGTTGGTGAACCATTAGGAGTACTGGCAGAGAGCATTCAAAAATTAAATGCTGTTCCAATTACTGGTCAATTGACAAAAGGTCTTGAAAGTTTAGCTGAAGCTATCGGGAAGTTTAAAGGTTTATTCACTACTGGATTCACAATCAGTAATTTAACTGGACCACTCAGTGATTTAGCTTCATCTTTAATGGATTGGAATGGGGTAAGTATTCCTCAGAGTCTAGGAAAAGGTTTAGCATCTCTAGCAGAAGGCGTCAAAGCTTTTGGAGGCGATATATGGCAAGGATGGTCTTTAGGGTCAGTTGTCGGACCAATTGGTAAACTAGCAGAAGCAACTTCAAAATGGAATGGTGTTACATTACCAGCTGGTATAGGTATTTCTTTAATGTCTATGGCCGATGGTGTTAAAGCTTTTGAAGGAATTACGCTAGACAATTTTGCATCGGGAACTATTACAACCGCATTAGCCAATATTCGAACTACTGTAGATACACTTACAAACTTGACCAATTTCAATCCAGAAACATTAAATAATCTAGTTGCAGGCATGAATTCGATTGGACAAATGTCCTTAAATGGATTAACTGAGTCGATAAACAATAGCGTAGCTCAAATCGGTCCAGCTATTCAGACGATGATGTCTACAATTATTAACACATTACAAACGGCAATCCCGTCAGTAGTCCCTCCTTCAAAAGCGATAGGAACCGCGATAGCTGCTAATATCAAAGTCGGTTTAGACGAGGCTCAAGGGGATATTCAAACCTCAGTATCTGGAATAACTGCGAAAATTACAGAGTCAATTAATAGTAAGGTTACAGATTTTGGTATTGCAGGGGTATCTATCAGTACGGCAATTGCGACTGGGATGAAAACTGGGTTAGATCCATTACCTACGATTGTCTCAGATGTTGTTCAGAAAGCTGTTTCTGCCGTTTCAGGCACAAATGCCGATTTCGGTCCAATTGGAATCAAAATGGCAGAAAGCCTTGCGAATGGAATCGGCACCGGTGGAGGGGCTGTTAGAGGAAAAATAGATGGTATCATGAATGCTTGTGTTCAAGCAGCAGAATCTAAACTTAGTTCGTTTTCTAAAACTGGTTCTACAATGATGAGTAAGTTATCTTCAGGCATCACTTCAAAAGCTAGCGGGGTTAAATCGGCTGTTAAAGGGATTGTTAACGGAGCAGTAAGTGTTGCTAAAAATTGTTATAGCGATTTCTCTAGTGCAGGTCGATATGCCGCGCAAGGTTTTGCTGACGGAATTGCTAGTAAAGCTCAAGCCGCGGCTCAGGAAGCAGCTAAAATGGTTACTAATGCGATAAATGCGGCCAAAAAGGCGGCGGATATTAATTCTCCTTCTCGTAAATTTAGAGCATTAGGTGAATTCTCTGGAGAAGGTTACGTTATTGGAATTGATAGCTATCAGGATAAAGCGTATCAATCAGGTAAAGATATGGCTAATGCTAGTATGAATGGACTACGCAAGTCGATTGATAATATCTCCGATTACGTATCCGACAACATTGACGCACGTCCAGTAATTAGTCCTGTTCTAGACTTAAGTCAATTATCCAAACAATCAAAAGGGGTTGGAAGAATTCTAAACCTAAATCCTTCTTTAAGTGCATCTAGTTTAAGTAGAACTACGAGATTTGGAAGAAGCTATGCAAACCCAAACTCCGATATCGTCTCTGCGCTTAAAGATTTGAAACAAAGCGTTGCGAATAATGCAGGAAATACCTATGTTATCGACGGTATTACTTACGACGATGGTTCTAATGTAAGTTCAGCAGTTCAATCATTAATCAGAGCTGCTAAGATTGAAAGGAGAGTGTAGAGTATGGCTCGTACAGTCACGATAGACCGTATGGGTATCCAGAACGAAACCTCTGATAAATTTTATGTCGTATGGCATTTCGGCACTACAAGTTCACAGCCTTCTGGCGGGGGATCTACCTCCGTCAAGGTTGGTAGTATCGTAACTATTAAATCTGGATCTACGTGGTATAACGGTGTAGGAATACCTAGTTGGGTTTATGGCAAACAATGGAAAGTCGTTTCGTTATCTGGTAATCGTGCCGTATTAGGTCGATCTACAGACGGAAGTAATAACATAATGTCTCCGATAAGAACAGATAGATTAAATGTGGTATCTGGCGGTAGGTCAGTATCTGTTCTGAATGAAAACGGTGGATATGAAACGGTAGAACATTACGAACTAAAATGGTGGTATGACTCAGGTAACGGTGACTGGTTTGAGGATGGCACCGAAACTACAACACACTTAGCGGCTGTACATACGATACCTAGTAATGCCACTAGAATGCGTTTTACAATTACTCCAGTTGCTAAGAAATATGGAGAAAAAAATACTCCGTATTGGACAGGTGCTCCGGTTCAGAGGGACTGGAATGTACTAGAAAGTAAACCAGAATCTCTATCAGCACCAACAGTAACGCTTGATAAGTTTAAGCTAACTGCTAGATATGATAATATTTCTGATGCTCGAACCGATCAAATCGAATTCGAAGTTTATAAAACTACGATGGATAATTACGCAACCACAACTCGTTTCAGTGTTGGTAAAGCGAATGTGGTTCAATGTCGAGCAGAGTATGTTGTTAATATTGACCCCGGTTTTAAATATTCAGTTCGCGCAAGATCCGTAAACTTAATTAGTACAGGTACTTATAACGGTGAATGGTCACCATTCTCTAATGAGGCATCAACTATTCCTGGAGCTCCTACTAATGTAAAAGCTGAAGCTGATACAAAAACATCTGTGGTTGTAACGTGGGATGAAGTGCATACTGCAACCGAATATGTCGTTGAGTATACAACTAATAAGAAATATTTCGATACAACTTCGCATGTTAGTTCAGTAACTGTTAAAACCAATAAAGCTTATATTACTGGTTTAGAAGCTGGTAAAGAATGGTATTTCAGGGTAGCGTGTAAGAATGATAAAGGTCAATCTGGTTATAGCGATATCGTATATAAAATTATCGGTACAAAACCAGAAGCTCCTACAACTTGGATGTTAACGTCTACGGCTGTTGTTGGTGAACCTGTAATGTTATTTTGGACACATAATACAGAAGACGGTTCCAAACAAAATGAAGCCCAAATCGAATTAACTATTAATGGTATTGCCGATATTATAACAGTTGATACTAGCGATGACTTTAACAACGAGGATATAGCATCCGATAAAGTATATTCTTATACAATACCAGTTGATAAGTATAGCGATGGTGCTAAGATTTTATGGAGAATTAGAACTAGAGGTATTACATTTGAGTATAGCGATTGGTCAGTTCAGAGAACTATTGATGTATATGCGCCTCCAGTTGTTGTATTAACACTTGGGAATGATAGTGGAATTCTTAATTCATTTCCATATAACATTACAGCAAATGCAGGACCGTCAAACCAGAACGCTTTAAGTTACCATATTTCTATAACCGCAGAATCAAGTTATGAGACTCTAAATCAAAATGGAGAAACCATGACTGTAAATGCCGGTAGTGAAATATGGTCTAAAGTCATATCTTCGAAATCAAATACATTGAATTATCAATTAATGCCTTCTGATATAGTTCTGGCAAATAATCAATCATATACGGTAACCGTTACTGCTTCCATGAACTCTGGATTGAATGCTGTAGATTCTCGGATATTCTTAGTATCATGGCAAGACTCAGACTATGATACAGACGCAAGTATAGTTATAGATAAAAAACGTCTGTGCGCTTATATCACACCAATAGCGTATAACTCTAAAGGTGATATTCCAGAAGATGCCGCCTTGTCTATATTTAGACGAGAACCAGATGGAACGTTTACTGAGATAGCTACGGATATTCCTAATACAACATCCTCATCCGCCACAGATCCGCACCCCGCATTAGACTATGCTCGCTATCGAATCGTAGCAAGAAACATAAACACTGGCGTTGTAAGTTACTCAGATCTACCTGGTATATTTGTCGGCGAACCATCAATTGTCATTCAATGGGATGAAGAATGGGATTCATTCGACGCGCCAAGTGGATATGGTACGGATACTGACGCATGGGTAGGTTCTATGTTGCGTCTACCATATAACGTAGATACATCTGAGAACTATAATTTGGATTCATCATTAGTTGAGTATATAGGACGTAGAAATCCTGTTTCGTATTATGGTACCCAATGTGGTGTATCAGCTACTTGGAATACTGATATTCCTAAGTATGATAAAGAAACTATATACGCTCTAAGACGTTTAGCAGCGTGGGATGGAGACGTTTATGTGCGTGAACCAAATGGAACCGGTTATACGGCAAACATCAACGTATCTTGGTCTATCAAACATGGAGAAGTGAAAATCCCTGTAACATTTAATGTAAATAAAGTGGAGGAAAAGTAACTCATGATCGATTGGACGAAAAGCATGGCTCAGTCGTATGAGTTCTATATCGTAGATCCGTACACATGGAAAGACTCAGAACGTGTATATACGATAGAGTCATGTACGATCAATCGAGATGAAACGAACTCTACACTAGGTAGTGCTAGTATTAATGGAAGTGATGTTCTAGACGAATGTTACCTACGAGTATACCTTGTTGTAAATCAAAATGGAGAAACTGAAAAGATACCTTTAGGTACTTATATGATTCAATCTCCGTCTACTTCATTCGATGGTAAGCGTCATACCATTACTATGGACGCATATACACCATTGATTGAATTAAAAGAAACATTACCGCCTATAGGATATTCTCTATTAAAAGATCAACCTATCTTGGATATTGCATCTGATATTTGTAGAGAAAAAATGAGAGGACCAGTTGTTCCGGCTACTAATACGGATAAATTATACAAAGACTTTGTAGCGAATACAAACGATACTTGGTTAACATTTATCACAGATTTAGTAGCAAATGCGAAACATAAGTTATCTCTAGATCCGATGGGTCAATTATTATTTGAACCTATTGTCGATGTAGCGTCATTACAGCACGTATGGATCTACAGCGATGATAACAGTTCTATATTATTACCAAGCTTAAAAGATGAACGCGACCTCTACGGCATACCAAATGTTGTTGAGGTTGTTTATTCTACAAACACTGGAATGTTATTTTCAAGAATTGTTAACGACGATCCTAATAGTCCTATTTCAACAGTTAATAGAGGACGAGAGGTAGTTCATAGAGAGAATAGTCCTAGTATAAGCGGTACACCTACACAGGAGTATCTTGATATATATGCTAGACAATTACTACGAAATCTATCCTGCTTAGAACACACAATAACTTACTCACATGGCTATTGTCCAGTTCGTGTTGGTGATTGTGTTCTACTTAATTATGAGAGAGCAGGTTTAAAGAACGTCAAGGCAAAAGTTACTTCTCAATCTATCAAGTGTGATACTGGATGTACCGTAGAAGAAACAGCTGTCTATACTACTAGACTATGGAGGTGAAATCAAAATGGAACTATCTAGACATATATTAAAAGAATTTGCAGACGTATCTAGAGGTGTTGAACGTGATGATAAGACACAATATTTGCGTGGTACTATTAAAGGTTCTGGCGAGGCTAAATACGTCCGTATCGATGGTTCTGAATCGCTTACACCTATTAGCGGGGTAGTTGACGTTAAGGACGGAGACCGCGTGTTAGTCACTATCGAAAACCACGAAGCTACTATATTAGGTAACTTAACAATGCCACCGTCTGCATATAAAGAACAAGAAGCTATTGATAAAGCCGAGGATGCACAAGGGGCTGCTAATGACGCCAATGAGAAAGCTGAAACAGCTAAGACGTTAGCTCAGTCTGCTGGAGATAAAGCGGATGCTGCTGTAGTAGATGCGGGTAATGCTAGTGCCGCTGCCGAACAAGCTAAACAAAATGCTGCCGATGCTATTATAGCTGCTGGTAATGCTAGTACTCAAGCCACCGAAGCTAAGGAATTAGCCACCGCAGCTGGTCAAAATGCTGAAACTGCTAGAGAAGAAGCCGCGTTAGCTCAAAATGCTGCGACTGCTGCGCAAGGTGAAGTGACCAGAATTCAAGGTGTGGTTACAGATGTCAAAGTCGATATCGACACAGCCTTGAGAGAAGTTGCTGACCAAGCTGCAGATTTGCAAGCAACAAAGGAAACGTTAGAGGTTACGTACGCTAAGAAAACAGAAGTGTCTGATGTACAAGCTGCTTTAACTACAGAAATTAGCAAGAAGGTTGGAGAACTACAAACTACAGTGTCGCAAACCTATGCTGCTAAGAATGATGTAGTTGCTATGGAAGGTCGTTTGCAATCTCAAATCACCCAAACTTCCGGTGAGGTATCATCTGTTGTCGGTAAAGTTGAACAACTCGAATCTGATACTACTGAAGCTCAGAAGAAAGTCGATGAAGCACTAGAGAAATCTGCTGCTGCACAAGTTGCTGCTGGGCAAGCACAAGCTAATGCAACTGCTGCACAAACGGCTGCGGACGCTGCTAAAACAAACGCTGACAATGCTACTAATAAAGCCAATGAAGCAGTTCAAAATGCAGCTAATGCTGCTGCTACTGCTGCCGAAGCTGATAGAAAAGTTTCAGCCGCTAAGACTGATTTGGACGAAGCTAAAGTAAACCTAGAAAACACAATGAATCGTGTAGGAGCGACTGAACAAGAAATTGCAGCTGCTCAACAGAAAGTTGACGCTGCTCAAGCTGCTGTAACACAGGCTCAGAAAGATGCTGCAGAAGCTACTGCCGCTGCTAATAACGCACAGAACGCTGCTAATAAAGCTCAAACCGATGCAACAGAAGCTCAAAATGCGGCTACGAACGCACAGAAGAAAGCCGACAATGCTGCCTTAGCTGCCGGTAATGCTCAGGCTGCTGCGGACAAAGCACAACAAGATGTGGCTGCGTTGACTAAACGTGTTACTAGTGCAGAAACTGCTATCACTCAAAATGCGGAACAAATTAAACTATCTGCTAACAAGACTGAAGAGATTGGTAATAAAGTTGACAGTCTAAAATTGGTTGGTGAAAACTTAATACTAAATGGTTATGGAGAGTTTGGTAATAACAAAAATTTCACGAATTATATATTTGATGGGACAAATTCTTATAATAACAAGCCTAGTTTTAAAACAAATTTAAAAACAGCGTTATCAATAGGAAATAATCGTATTTCAATAGATATAGATAAAGCGTATCAATTTAGCATGAACATAAAATCTGATAACGGTGGGAAAATATATCTAGGTTGGGATGAATACGATATAGATGGCTATTATATAAGTCCTACTTATGTTAAGGGTTATTCTAATACAACAACTGCTTTAGCTAGAGATTTAAATAATGGTGATACAGTTGTTTATTTGAAATCAACGGCTAATTGGGTTTCTAGTGATTATACACACCAAAATGGATTAATTTTTTGGAACTATCGTGATAGTACAGGTTATCTATATCCTGAAGGAGTTTATTCAAGAAATGCTTGGATTGATTTATATACGAAAGAATCTGTTAATAAAACGAACAATACGATAACGTTAAAATCTCCTTGGACCAATGGAACAATTAAGGCTGGAACAAGAGTTTCTCAATCAGATTCACAAGGGCATAAATATCGTAATTTTACTAACACATCAGTTCCTACAGCATGGGCAAATACTAGTTTCAGAATTGGAGAAGACCTTCGATTACAAGCACCTTATAGTTTTGATGAGAAAAGATTTAGTCCTGCTGCTAAATCAATAGCGTTCATGGCAATGTGGTCTTACGGAACAAGTATTGTTGATACTTACTACATCAATAGTATTGAGCTCAAAAATATTGACGACAAGTTGTTAATTGACGGTATTAACAACAATCTTCAAAATAACTATTATTCTAAAACGCAAACAGATGCCGCTATTAAAGTGGCTGCTGACAATGTAACTACTACTGTTCGTAAAGAAGTTACAACTGAGATTACAAACGTTAATAATAAGGTAAATAATTTATCTATCGGTTCCGACAACCTGATTGTAAACGGTGGGTTTCCGACTGATACACGCGGATGGACGAAAACACCAAATATTGCATTTCAAATTTCGACTCATCTATTTTATTATAATGGAAACAAAAAAATCTTTGTTATCGACTCAACAAGTCAAACCGAAGGAACGGTTGCTTCGACAAGATTTAAGGTCAAGCGAAACACTGATTACACCATATCGTTTGTAGGTTTTTCTGCTAGCAACGTAAAAGATACGGATGTATTCTTTCTAGGTAAACGAAATGGTGAATCATCAGACTTTACTATTATTAAAAACATTTTCGCATATCTAAAAATGTCGCCAGGTAGCGCAAATACTTACAAAGCTACTTTTAACACAGGTGATTCGGACGAAGGATATATTAGATTCGACCATAATGGTAGTACAAACGGTCAAGCAGCCAGTATGTTTTTCGGTGAAGTCATGCTCGTCGAGGGAACAGTTGCGAAAAAATATCAACCTAGTAGTGCAGACATGGCAACGGCTGAACAAGCACAACAAGCTCAAAATGACGCAAACGAAGCCAATGGTAAAGCCGATGCTACTGAAGAACGCGTATCCGTAGCCGAATCAACATTAAAACAACTATCAGATTCTATATCTATGCTAGTAACAGATTCAAATGGATCATCTATGATGACTCAGACTTCAGGTGGTTGGACGTTTAATATAGGTGCTATTACAAATGCTATAGACAGTGCTAGTAATAATATTGATAGACTAGCAAGTTCTTTATCTCAAGCAAACCATATTATCAATAACTTGAATAATTTAGCCAATGATTTAAGTAAGAAAACAGCCTATATCAATATGACTACTGACGGTAGTGGTTCGCCATGCATTGAGCTTGGTAAAGTTGGTAACGCTTTCAAGGTTCGCATTACAAACACGTCAGTAGACTTCATCGAAGGTTCTTCTAAGATTGCATATGTAAGTAATCAGGCATTATTTATCGAAAAAGCGATCATCAAGAACGAATTACAAATCGGTGAGTCTCGTGGATTTATTTGGAAAACAAGAAGTAATGGTAACTTAGGTTTACGTTGGTTTGGATAGGAGAGTGATAATTCAAAATGGCAGATTTTTATACTTCAAAATGGGGAAATAACTATTCTCCACAAGTACGATTATCTGTAGGTGTAGCCAATCTAAACGGTGGTACTGCTCGTGTTACGTGGATTCTTGACTATGTTACCAGTGGTTATGCTGCCTATACAAATGGTGTGGCTCGTAGCTGGTCTATCGCTATTGACGGTCAAGTCAGATCTGGAACATTTAACATTAATGGTGTATCATCAACTACTCGTATTTCTAGCGGTACTATTGATGTGGCGAGAGGAACATCAGCACGAAATATTGCAGTATCTGCTTCATTTAACTTCGACGTATCATGGGCTGGTTCATATTCTGGTTCTAGAACAGCTTCCGGTTCTGTCGGTGTAGAACGAAAAGTCTCTTACACAGTTTCATTCAACGCCAACGGTGGTTCTGGTGCTCCTGGTGCTCAAACGAGATGGTATGGAGAGGTAATTACTTTATCATCAACCAGACCTACTAGATATGGTTATATTTTCCAAGGATGGGCTAAATCATCTTCTGGCGCGGTTGAATATCAGCCTGGATCAAAATACGGTCTTGACGCTAATACTACTCTTTACGCTATATGGAAAGCTGAGACATATACTATATCATTCAACGCTAATGGTGGCTCTGGAGCTCCTGGAAACCAGACAAAGACTTATGGACAGACATTAACTCTATCATCCACGAAACCAAATAGGACAAACTATAATTTCTTGGGTTGGGCTACGTCTTCTGGGTCATCCACAGCAGAATATCAAGCTGGCGGAAGTTATACCAATAACGCAGCAGTTACGTTATATGCAGTTTGGCAGTTAGCATATACTCCACCGAGGGTCACTAACGTTCGTTCAGATAGATGCAATTCAGCAGGTACTTTGACAGAAGAAGGTACTTACGTAAAAGTTACATTTAATTGGGCTACTGATTACAATATTTCAGCTATTTATATTCGTCATAAGGCGTCAAGTAGTTCCACTTGGACAACTACAACAGTATCGGCTACCGGCAGAGTTGGATCAGTTACTCAGGTTATTGGTTCAAACGGTATCAGTACAGAATATACGTATAATATTCAAATTGAAGTTCGAGATAGTGTCGGTAGCTCAACTGTGAATCAAGACGTTCCGGCTATGTCTTATGTTATCGATTTTAAGACTGGTGGAAAAGGCGTTGCGATTGGTAAACCCGCTACTACAGATAATTTGTTTGAGGTTAATTTCCCAACTAGATTTACTGGTGGGGTAGATTATATTTACATTCCGAGTGGACAAGATTTAAATAACTATAAAACTCCAGGGTTTTATTATAATCCGGCAAACGCAGAGGTCGCTAATATATCCAATACACCAGTAAATGATGCTTTTACATTAGAAGTAAGCAAACATGCTGGAGTCTCCCAAACATTCACGAGATATCTTTACAATAAACCGAGAACTTGGATTAGAAATTACTTTAACGGAACTTGGGGAAGTTGGTTTGAAGTATTTTTCGCAAATGATTTTAATTCAAACTTCGACACTCGTCTAGCCAATACTGCAGCAACTTTCAAAGGTGAGATAGGTCTTCCTTATGGACTAAAATGTAGAGCATATAAAATTGGTAGGATTATAACCCTTAATATGTCAAGACAAATTGTAACTTGGAATAGTGTTGTCGAAAACGGTGCTTGTAAGGAAGTTCTTCCTACCTGGGCTAAACCAATGTCTGAAACAACGTATGTTCTTACAAGAAATGCTGGTACAACGTATTATAACCCCACTATATTACACCTACGTTCTGATGGATCTATAGCAGCGACATGTAGTAACGGTGGAACATTCGTCCATACGGGAACCGTGACGTATATGTGTAGTAACGCAGACTAATTGAAAGGAGGTATTTCAAAATGGTAGCATGCCATGAAATTAAATTAGGTCCTGACTTATTTAGTCAGACAATCGAACAGAATACAGTTATTCTAAAAGTCTCTGATATTAAAGTCGGAGATTTTATTTTGTTTAAAAAAGTAGATGCGACAACTGAAGAAGATACGGGGTTATATTTAATGACACAAGTGACGAATGTATATATTCGTGAAGGGTTAGCTGAAGGATATAGCCTTATTTCTTATAAGAAAATGACTTAATAGGAGGTCGATATTTATGCGTAATGACACACCGCAGGTAGGGTATGCGCCTTACCGACAAATTCATGCCCACTCAACGGCAAATCCGGGTAGCACTGCTCAAAATGAGGCAGACTACATGCAACGGAAAAATCTTAATAGCGGGTTTTACACACACGTTGTAGGAAATGGAGTCGTAATTCAAACTGCCCCGACAAATAGAGGTGCATGGGATGTTGGGGGTGGTTGGAACGCTGAAACATACGCAGCTGTGGAATTAATCGAAAGCCATAAAACAAAAGAAGAGTTTGTGGTTGACTACAAGATTTACGTCGATTTGTTACGCAAGTTAGCTGTACAAGCAGGAATTCCAACAACGTTAGACTCTGGTGATTTAGCAGGAATTAAAACACATGAATACTGCACGAAACATCAGCCATATAATGCGAGCGATCATGTTGATCCATACCCATATTTATCAAAATGGGGGATTAGTCGAGATCAATTCAAGCGTGATGTAGAAAGCGGGAATATCTCTGCACAACCGACAACTCCACCACAGTCTAAACCACAACCTAAACCACAATCCACAGGTTATAAACCAGAACCGTATAACGTTCCTCAAATTACGGATACTGCACTAAATGTACGAACTTCTCCAAACACACAATCGAATATTGTCAGAGTATTGCCAGCAGGCTATCGTTTTAACGCCACTCGTATTGTTCGTAACGGAGAAAATGTAAACGGTTACACAACGTGGTGCGAAGTCAATGGTGTCGGATGGGTATCAATGGCTTATACTACGCCTGCGAAAAATGAACCTCCGAAACCAGCAACTCCACAAGTGGTCAAAGCGAGTGGCTATTTCACTGTACGTACAGCTACGAATATTCGAAATGCACCAAGCACGTCCTCGCAAATTGTGGGTGTTTACCAGCCAGGTGAAGGATTCAATTATGACGGATATGTCGATACGAACGGATATCGTTGGTTGACATATATTTCGTATTCTGGACAACGTCGATACGTTGCACAATTATAAAAAGAAAGAAGGAATCAAAATGGATTTTGTAAAAGTATTAAGCGAAAACTTTGTAGTCGTTGTATTTATAGCATGCCTAATCATCGGATACATCATCAAAACATCACTTGACATGGTACCGAATAAATATATTCCAACGATTTTAGCTGTATTTGGTGCTATTTTAAATGGTGTCACAATCGGTTTCTCAGTCGAATCAGTAGTATACGGTGCCTTGATGGGGTTAGCTTCAACGGGTATGCATCAAGCATTTAAGACATTTATTGAAAACAAAAAGACAGCTGATTAATTGGAGGCGTTGGAATGAGCTATTATGAAATTGTTGGGCTAATGGCGATTGCGTTGATAGCTCTATTTAGTTTCTTTTCATCGGTGAAAAAAGCGTTAAAAGAGGATAGAAAGCCGATTGAGGAATTAAACAAAACAATCATCGAATTGAATATTAATTTCAAGAATATGATTGAACAAAATAAGATTCGAGATGACCGAATTACACGTCACGGACATCAGATTGATAAGTTGGAAGATGCTGTGAAAGATAACAGCAAACGATTAGATATTCAGGATACGCGACTCACAAATCTCGAGCAACGAATTAAGTAA